TTTAATTTAGAACATTTACTTCTATATAATAAAGCATTAGTTTTTAAAGATTTAAAAACTGCTTCTAAAATTATAAAATGTTCTGATCCTAAAGATCTTAAATCTTTAGATAGTAGTATTAAAAATTATACAGAAGCTATTTGGTCAAAACATCTTTATAATAATACTGTATTGTGTTGTTTTTATAAGTTTAGACAGAATAAAGATTTAAAAGAAAAACTATTAGAATTTAAAAATCACTTATTTATGTATTGTAATCCTGATGATCTTATATTATCTTCAGGAACAGATCTGAATTCAATACTTGTTTATCAAACTCCTAAAAATGTATCAAGTGGTAAGGGAATAAATATTTTAGGAAAAGCTTTAAATCATGTAATAAATGTTTTATCTGTAGAAGAAGAACCTATATATAAATAATAAAATAATAATTATGAATCTAAATAAAATAAAAGAAATTGTTAATGATAATTCTTTAACAGATTATGGAAAACAATTACTTATATATAAAGAAATTGCAAATACACCACATGTGCTAGAAGTAATAGCTTCTATAAAAGAATTATATTATGAACATGCAAAAGAATGTATATATGCATATAATGAAGTAGGCTCAAATTTAAAGTATTTTTTAGAGGCTAATATAGATAATAGAGAAAAAATAGGACATCTAAAAGAGTATGAGCTAAAAAGTTTACATAAAATATGGAAAAAATATAAGAAATTTGCTTGGGATAACTTAAAAACACCTTAAAATGGAAAATCTTTATAAAAATCTTTCAAAGAATGAAATCTTAAGATTAAAAGCTTTAAATTATGCAATAGGTATTAAAAAAGTAAATGAAGATGTTATAAGATCTTGGATGAGAGGATTTTATTATTGTGACAGTACTCTAGGTCTATCTTTTCAGTTAAAACAATACAAAGAAAAATTACAGGATTATATTGATAATTGGAAAGAAAGATATGTTAATGAATATAAAACAGATGAAGAAATTACTTATCTAGAAAAACAATTAAATAAAGCCAAAGAAGGAGTATCTATTATTGAATCATTAATAGAAATAACAAAGATTTTTGAAACTAAATTTAAATATTAAATAAAATGGGTAAAGTAAAAACAAAAGAAGTTAAAAAAGAAAATAGTTTATCTATTTTTAAAGAGTATATTTTAAGTAAAATAAATACTTATAATATTTTAAAAAGTCAACAGGAAGCAGATGCAACTTTTGAAGGATTTGTAAGAATTGCTTCAGATATTAATACTGCAAGATTTTTAGGAATACAGGAATGTTTAAAATATATTTTAAATACTTTAACTACTTCTGAAGATTTTACATATAAAGGTGAATTAAGTATAAAATCTTTGTCTTGTATGTTAGTTATTCATAAAAAAGAATTTGAAAGAGAAAGTAAAGAACATGAATATAAAGAAGATTCTTTTTATAAAGCCTATTGTAAAGGTTTTGAATTTATTTTACAAACAGTAGAAGATGATATACAATTATTATTCGAATAATAAATAAAACTAAAGACAGTAATCCTTATTTAGGAAAACTGTCTTTTCTTTATAACTTAAAGAATTAAATAAATATGAAAACATTTCATGAATTTGATCCTGTGATCTATCCCTATAAGCTATGGATTATAGTCTCAGATAAACCTGATACTATTATTGAGAATTTTTTAGATACTGAAAATAATACTCCAGAAGTTGATAGAGATCTTACAGAATCTAGTGATGCTTTTACCTATAATGTTATTAAAAAAGATACTAGACAATATGGTGTAGTAATACAATTTAATAATACAAAAAGTATTGACTTTAAAAATGTAGCTCATGAAGCAACTCATGCTGCTAAATTATTATTTGATCATATTAGTGCTGATATAAAACCACATGAGCCATTTGAATATGTTGTAGGATGGATTGCTAAATGCTGTGGTGAAGTTAAAAGTTAAAAACAAAAGAATTTAAATATGAAAAAGAAATTAGTATATACTCTAATGAGTATATTATTTATTGTAGCAATATGTATTTATAATTATAATAGTACTCAAAGATTAAAAAAATCTATAGAGAAATTAGAGTATTATACTGATTTACAAGATTGTATATATCATAAATAAAAATTTTAATAACCTAAACAAATAATTTAATTAAACTAAACATTTTAAAAACAAAAAACATGAAAAAATTTAGAAACCTAACATTATCTTTATTAGTTGTACTATTTTCTATCATTTCTATTAATAGTTATGCAGGTACTAATCAGTCAGATGATTGGTTAAATGTATTTAAATATGAAATAATGACTTTAGTTCCTAAAGAAGGTGAAGATATTACTTCTCTTAGAACAACTTTTGTACTATTTGATTTTCAAAAAAGAATAGTATCTATAAAATATGATAAAGATAAACAAAGCATGCTATTTCATATAGTTAAATTTAGACTAGAAAAATCAGGAATGATATTAGTTTGTCAAAATGAAACTGGTATTTACTATATGCGTTTAGTAATGAATGAAAAAGAGAACCTTAAGGATTCTTATTTTAATTTTGACTTAATTGTTCTGGATTCTGATAATAATAAGATAATATATAATGCTTCTAAAGCAGGTCTTAATCCTGTTAAATAGTAAATAGTAATTAAGGTTTAATTATAAGTGTGGAATGGTGAACTTATAATTAGTAAAACTTCTAACCAGAGTTATTTCCTTAATTATTTTCTTTAATAAAATAATATACATATGAAAAGAATAATAAAAGAACTAAAAGAGTCAGAATTTATAACAGTTGCTCAAATTGATCCAGTAAATAATTCGAAATTAATTGGTTATGATCTTAATACAAAAGATTGTGATTTTTGTATTTTAAAAAAAATTGGACGTAATAAATTTGGTTTTATTTCTATTAGAGAAAACAGAATAATAGCAAGATTTATTAGTGATACACCTAAAGAAGCTATTAGTAGTGCTTTAGATGCAGGAAGATATTTGTACCAATTTGATTCTATAAAAGAACTTTTTGAATATATACTTTTAAATAAATAATTATGAAACACTTAAATTTACTTCTACAAAATCAGTTTAACTTAATGTGTAAGACTGGTAAATTATTTAGAAGTAGCATTACTGGTAGTACTCTTTGGGATTGCTATTTAAAGAATTTTATGAATAAGGATAATCCTATATTCAGAGATCCTGAATCTTCTACTCATAACTGTAATCTTTGTAATAACTTTATTAGAAGATATGGTAATATAGTAGCTATTGATGAGAATAATAAACTCATGAGTATTTGGGATATAGAGGCATCAGAAGAATATGAAAGTTCCTGTAAGGCTATGAGTAATTTACTTCGTAATAATCCTATTCAAGATGTATTCTTTGAAACATTTAATGAACTTAATTCTTTACCTTATGAAAAAACTACTAAACAAAATAATCAGTTTAAATTAGGTATAGATAAAAATGTTAAAAGATATACTAAAGAAGAAGCTGAGAAATTTGGTGTTGTTAAACCAAATGAGATAAGAACCTTTAATCATTTCTATTTAATGCTTCCAAAAGAATTTGTTGATATGACTGGTAAATCAGTTGAATCTATAATGGGAGAATTTAGAGACGCTAAGAATGTATTTAAAAGAGCTATGGATGAAATATCTTTAGATACTCTTATGTTAGTAAGAGATCTTATAAATCAAGGTTCTTTATTAGATGGTGCTACTCACCTTGATAAAGTAGAAAGAATATCTATTTTTAAGCAAAGATATGACACTATTGAAAATAGCAAAAAAGACAATTGGTGTTGGAAAGTAAGTTATAAATTAACTATTTCTAAATTCAGAAATGAATTAATTGGTACTTTATGTGCTGAACTTAGTCAAGGGATGGAACTTAATAAAGCCTGTGAAAATTGGAATAAAAGAGTTGATCCTATTAATTATATGAAAGCAAAAGCTCCTATTACTCAAAAACAAATTAAGGAAGCTCAAAAGTTTGTTGAAGAAAATGGTTATGAAGAATCTTTTATAAGAAGATGTGCTACCATTGATGATATTAAAGCCTCTGAGATACTTCATCTTAATTCTGGTAATGGTGAAATACCTAAAGTGTCAATATTTGATAATATTAAAGCTACTTCTACAAGACATAAAAGAAGTGAATTTGATAAAGTTGAAGAAGTAACTATTGATAAATTTATGAAGGATATTTTACCTTCTTGTACTTCAGTTGAAGCTTTTCTTCTTAATTCTCATGTAGATAATATGGTTACTCTTACTACTGCAAATAATAAAGATAGTAAGAATATCTTTAAATGGAATAATAATTACTCTTGGACATTTAATGGTAATTTAGCAGGTAAATCACTAATTAAAGATGCAGTTAAGAAAAGAGGAGGAAAAACTGAAGGATGTATAAATATTAGATTACATTTTCCTAATACTATTAGTGATTATGATTTACAGGTTATTGAACCTCAAGAATATTTAATTTATTATTCTAACAGAAGAAAATTAAGTCCTTGTTTTGGTATGTTAGATCTTGATGCTCAAGGTTGTGATGGTAATTTTCCACCAGAAGAGAGAGTTGAAAATGTGATATTTACTGATAAATCAAAATTGAAAAATGGAGATTATAAAGTACTTGTTAGTAATTACTTGCAAAAGGATAGTAATTATGGATTTACTCTTGAAGTAGAAACTTCTAATGGTGAAGTAGTTACATTTAACTATAATAAATACTTTCGTCAAGGTTCAAAAATAGATGTATGTACTATTAGAGTTAAAGATGGTGAAATTGAAATTATTCCTATTTTACCAATAAGTGATTCAAACAGTATATCTCAAAAATTATATAATCTTGAAACTAATAACTTTCATAAGGTTAGTTTAGTTTGTTTATCTCCTAATCATTGGAATGATAATAAGGTTGGTAATAAACACTATTTCTTTATGTTAGAAGGATGTAAAGCACCTGATAATATAAGAAGTTTCCATAATGAAAACCTTAAATCTGAATTATTAGATCATAGGAAAGTAATGGAAGTTCTAAGTGCTACTACAATGGTAGAATCAACTGATAAACAATTGTCAGGATTAGGATTTAATGCTACTATAAGAGACGAAGTAATACTCAGATTAAAAGGTACTCATAATAGAATAATAAAAGTTAAATTTTAAATAACTAAAAAAATGGATAAAAAAACATTACAAGCAGGAGATATAGTAGCCTTTAAGTCTATTTACTCAGGAGCAGGAATTGATGCCAAACATACTCATATAGGTCAAATATTTCCTAATACTTCAGGATCTAAAATTAAGGAATATGAATTTATTTTAAGCGGATCTTCTTGGTTTCCTATACATAGTAGTATAGAGAAGGTAATAAAATATTTTAAAATGGGGAAAGGAAAACTTTTATATATTTATAGACCTTCCTCTAATATGGAATTAGGATTATTCCTTAGGAAAGGAATAGATAATATAGAATCTTTACATTTTTTCGAAGATAAAGAAAGATTTAATTCTCCAAATTTAATATATAGTCATAATAAAGATAAAAAGGAAATTACTATTTCTGAAATAGAAACAATATTAGGTTATCCAATTAAAATAGTAGATCAAAAATAAATTAAATATTATATAATTATGTTTAAACAAGCATCAAAATTAAAATTAAGATTTTTTACTAGTCAAGGAGTATTAAGTGTTGAACAGTTATGGGATTTAAATTTAACTCAGTTATCAAGTGCTATTAAATCTGTTAAAAAGATACTTAAAAATATAGAGGATGAAGAACTTGCATTTTTAGATGATACTAAAGTAGTTGATACTGAAAATGAGCTTAGGTTTAATATTCTAAAAGATATTTATCTTACTAAGAAATCTGAGAATGAAGAAGCTAAAGTTATTGCTGATAAGAAAGCACAAAATCAAAGAATTCTTGAACTTATTGTAGCTAAAGAAGATAAAGCTCTTGAAGATAAATCTATAGATGAATTGAAGGCAATGCTTCAATAATAAAAAAAATTTATTAAGCCTCTTTTTAGAGGCTTTTTAAACTACTTATAAATAATAAATATGTATGAAGACATTAATAATTTATCCTGAATCAACAGTAGATCATGAAGAATTATTTCATATATTTGATCCTGAAACAGGTGAAATATTAGAATCACATTATTGTTCTCATGCAGGTTGGGCAAAGAAGGATTTACATGATAATAATCCTAGAAGATTAGAAAAATACAAAAGACTATTTGGAGAAGAAACAGAAGCTAAATTTATAGATGAAACTTCTTATAAATATGATGATGTAGCTAAAAAAATAGAACATCACCATTTTGGAAATACTCTTTTATAGAATATTTTTAAATTAATTATGAATATGAAAATTCAGTCTTCTGACCTTATTAAAGGAGGGAGCAACCAGTTACTTACTGGAAGTAGTGCAAAACTAATTTTAACTGTTTATTATCAAGGGAAACTAACAGGTAATATGAGTAAGAAATTAGATAAAGAAGAATTACACAAGATAAAAACTAGTCCGTTTGAAAGATTAGCTCCAGATGGAAAAGGTTATATTACGCCTAAAAACTTATACTTATCTCCTAGTGATTTTACTCCTAGAAGTCAAGAAGTAGTAAAAAGAAAAACTACTATAAGTGAAAAGGTTTATTATGATTGGATTTTTGGTGGAATACCTGGTGATTATAATAAGAAAAAAGAAGGAATTGCTTGGGAAAAAGCAAGTGAAAGATTTAAAATAGAATATTATCTTAATGGAATAGCAGAAGGTAATCCTTATAAATATGAAATTATAGATTAAATTCTATTTTTATGATAAATATAATAGTCAGGGAGTATATTTTCCCTGACTCTCTTTTTAAATTAAAGTAATAGATTATGTTAAACTTTAAAACAGTTTTTATAATAATAGGTATTATAGTATATATAATATTATTATATAAGTATGGAAAAGAAAATAAATTAGTATATACACTTATAATGGCAATTCTTGTAATACTATTATATGGAGTATCATGCTCTACAAGCTATATAAATAATACTAAAACTCCTTTAAAAGGTAATTCTTTTACTAATATTAAAAGAAATGATAGTATAAGAACTACTTTTAATTATGCAAAAGCTTCATGGTATGGTAAACCTTTTCATGGTAGAAGAACTGCTAATGGAGAAGTTTATAATATGTATAGTTATACAGCTGCTCATAAAACTCTTAAATTTGGAACTAAAGTAAAAATAACTAATACTGACAATAATGAATCAGTAATTGTAAGAATAAATGATAGAGGTCCTTTTATTAAAGGAAGAGAATTTGATTTATCTTATGTAGTAATGCTTAAATTAAAAGGACTTGAAAAAGGAGTAATAAATATTAAATACACAATCTTAAAATAAAAAAATTATGAATTACAAAGAGTTACTTGACACGCTAAAAAATCTTTCAGAAGATCAATTAAAACAAAAAGTTTTGGTTATAGTAGATGAAAGGGTAAAAGAAATGGAATATGTTACTGTAACAGAAGAAGACTTATACATTGATGAGGAATGTCCAGAAATTGGGTTTTTTCCTTTAAATGAAATGGGAACTGATACAGCAGACCTTCAGTTAGCATATCCTAAGGGAACAATATTTTTAGAAGATTATTAATTTAAATAATAAATATTCTCTCTGTATTAAATATAGAGGGAATAAAATAATAACTAATAAAATAAATAAATAATGAAAGCAAAAGAATTAGCAAATCTATTAAATGGTAACTCCTATGATACTGAATTTTCAAGATATATCATAAATAAAGCATCAGAAAATAACTTAATAATTGTATATGGATGTACAGATAATATTGTAACAGTTGAAGGAGCCTTAAGTAAAAGATTTGAAGTTTATAAAGAATATTTTATAAAAGTAGGTATAACTGCAAAAGGTATAAAATGTTATAGTGAATGTAATCAACATGAAATAGTTGAGTATAATGTACCAATAGTTAATATAAGAGCAATATGGTGTCCTAGTGAAGAAACTTTACTAAGTAATATTACTAATTTAACAGACGAAGAACTATATAAAGTAAAATGGTTTATAGATATAGATATACCACATGAAAAATTTAAAACATATGATGATTGCGGTATTTATAGTACTGGTATTGTATTTCATGTTGATGATTTAAAAAATTATATTAATAATAATAATATTAATAATAATAATATAAATAAAGATAACATTTTAAATCTAGATATAGAACTAACTAATGAAGTAAAACATTATTATCTAAGTAAATTATTTGATTTTAAAGTTGATGATAATGGTATTAGATATGGGTATACTGGTGGTAAATGGTTATACCCTACTTATAAAGTTAATTTTAAGCATAATCTAACAACCCTAAGAGGTATATTCGATTATTATGCGTTTGTTAAAAATAAAGAACATACTAAAGTAAAAACTACTAAAAATAAAAAATAATGAAACTAAAATATTTACAGCATTACCCAATAGGTGGAAATAATGCAATACAAATCAAAGACAGGTTTAACAATATATTTAAAGTACAAGGTATTGAGTTAGATAGTTCAGATATAAAAATATATACAGGTAGTTCTTTCTTTGTATATGATTCTGAAAAAATGAAACTAATACTTCGTCCCATGTCAGACTTATACAAAGAAATAAATGGTAAGATTGATATTATAGAGTTAGCAAAAATAGCTTTTCCTAAGAAGAAATTTGAAGTAAGACAAAGTGGATGTTGGCATAGATCTGAAAAGTTTTTATATGATAAAGCAACTAAAAGTTTTAGAACATTGTATGAAGATGGTGGAGCTTTTAGTGAAGGAAGTCAAGTATTGTATCAACTCCCTTTATTTGAATATCTCTTTGACAATCATTATAATGTCTTTGGATTACCAGAAGATGAATTTATTAATATAAATACTATAAATTACTATGAATAAAGATATAAAACTAGTAGAAGAAATTATTCATTTTAGAATAAAACAAGAGGGAAGGGCTGTATTTTTTGAACAGGAATTTAATATCTTATTAAAAGTATTAAAACAAATACCTAAAGAATATCTTGAAAAAGCATCTGTACGTAAAAAAGTAGATGATGTAATATATTGGGGAGAATATATACAAAAAGAATATGGCGAAAACTATGAGTAAAAATATTAATCATAAATATATAGAAAAAATAGTATGTCCTTATTGTGGATATACACATATTGACAGTTGGCAATTTCCAAGTGATTATGAAACACTACTTTGTAGTAAATGTGGTAAAAAATTTTCATATACCAGACATATTGATGTTCAGTATAGTACAAAAAAGATAAAATAAAAGATAAAAAGATGAGTATTTTTAAGGTAGATGTGTTAGAATCATCAGATACAAGAGTAAAAAAATTAGTTTTTACCTCCAAAGATGCAGTAGCAGAGGCAGTTCTCTATAAATATCCTGAATATATAGATAGAACAGTTATTTGTTGTTCAGTTCAATCAGGATGTGCAGTAGGTTGTAGTTTTTGTGGCACAGGCAAACAGTTTATAAGAAACTTAACAGATAAAGAAATTATTTATCAAGTTCAAGAATGTTTACAATTAATAGATTGTAATCCATTAGATATAAATAAACTTCAAATTATGTTTATGAGTATGGGAGAGCCATTTCATAATTATAGAAACTTGGAATCAGCAATAGTAAGTTTAAATAAACTATACCCAAATGCAAGTTTGCTTGTTAGCACATCTGCCCCAGAAGGTAATAATACGTCTAAATACGTATTTAATGAATTAGCATCTAAAATAGATAAAATAGGTCTTCAATTCTCAGTTCATGAAAGTACAGATGAAGCCAGAAGAAATTTAATACCTACAAGGACTATGAGTTTAAAAGACATTAGCAATTGGGGTATAGACTTCTTGAAAAAGACAGGAAGAAGACCTTTTTTTAATTATTGTGTACATAAAAATAATTCATCAGATAAAGATGTATTAAATCTATTGTCAATATTTAATCCTGAATATTGGGAATGCACACTATCTGTTATTTGTGAAGCAGACGAAACTATACATGAGAGTAAAAATAGACAACAAAAGTTAATACAAGATTTTTCTCAAAAAATGTTAGAAGTAGGATATTCAATAAGAATTTTTGATCCAGCAGGTCAAGATGATATTGGAGGAGGCTGTGGACAATTGTGGGCAACTCAAAGATGGTTAAAAGATAGAACAAATAAAGATTGAAAATATAAAAAATTTTAAAGGAATAAAAGAAATAATTATGAAAACTATATGGGTTATAACAAGTGAAGTAAATGCTTACGAGCAATACGGATTATCATATTTTGAGACAGCTTATTTAGAAAAACCTAACTTGCAACAATTATGTAATTTCTTATATGAATGCCCCTTAGAAAAAGCAACTGAACAACAAATAATTTCAGTAGAACATTTATCTAATGGTGGAGGAAGGAGAAGTTTTGAAGATTCTTGGTATTATCTTACAGAAATAGAGGAAGGAGAAAAATGGATCATCAGATAATTAAAAAAAATAAAATTATGTTTAAATACAGTTGTTATATAGAAAATAGTAAAGAAGCTATTACTCATTTAGAACTTTTAGGTTATACATTAGAATATCCAACTAAAAAAGAAGAAGGGTGGATTCAGACAAGTAATAATTATGCATTTATTACTGATTCCATATATAGAAATGGAGTTGAAACAAATTGTGTGGGGAATCTTCCACTTTTCAAAGCACTTACAGCAGTTAGAGACGATAGTAATATAAATAAATACTTTACTGATGATTATATTTTTATAAAATCAGAATATGAAGATTATAAAAAATATATTGATGATTATTACACATTAAGTGATTGTAATGTTGATAATTTTAGAGAAGCTACAGAAAAAGAGTTAATGGAATATTTTAAATTAACAACTTAATAGTATGGAATATGTAAAAATTAATTATCATCAATTTGAAAAACAAGATCCAACTTTAGCTTCTAAAAAATGGTACCCTTATGATACTTTTAAATGTAAATGTTGTGGATTAGAAGGAAGGAGTTTCCCTTTTTCTACTAATATAGAAGTAGTAAAAAATATAGAATCTTGTTCCTATTATAAGGAGCAAAAGAAAAAAAGAAAAGATACAATATCAAAAATTAAAAAAGTAAAAATTACAAATAATTCTCTATGTTATCTTTTTGGTTTAATTCCAGAAAAAGTATATGATAGAGTAGAATACTCAGAATTACATGAAGAAAATTTTGAGGAGGATGTTTGGATATATAATGATAAAATAAAAGAACATATTAGATTATTTGACGAAGACTATGAAATAGTAGAGTAATTAACTTAACAAAAAAAATTAAATATATTATGGGAAAAAATGACTTATATCAATCTTACGTTTCAGACTATTTTGCAGAAATGAATAAAAAGTTAAAAGAAAAAAGGTTTGAAATGGCTAAAGAAGAACTTGCATCCTCAGAATTAATTCAAAGAAATGGAGATTTAAAGAAAAATAGTTATAAAAAAGATATTTTAGAAAGGTTATTATATATAGCTTCTAATAAATTAATAGAATTAATTAATATTTTTGAACGTTTTATAAATTTAGATCAGAATATAATGTATAGATTAAAAGAAAGTTTTGATTCTTATAAATTTTCTATACAGGATAATACAATGCTATTAACAGGTCCAATGATAGTTATTAATCTTAATCAAATGACTTTAGAAGAAAAAGAAGATACTATTATACTTGGAACTGAAGATAATTGTGTTACTGCTATATCAGAAGAAAAAGCAATTATTATTATAGAAGAAAAAATACAAGAATTAAATTCTAAATTAAAATCAAGTATATCATAAAAGATCTGAATATGAATACATCTTTAATAAATAAAGCAGTCAAAGCTTCCAGAAAATTTAGTAGTAGTACTCAAGTTAAATGTACTTATCAAAATCATTCTGGACTTGAGAATAGAAAAACAGACTCTATTGTAAGAGAGACCTCCTTTATGGAAGGATTTAATTATGCACTTGGATTATTAAAAAAAGAATAATATGAAAAAAGATGATTTTGTATTTGCTCAGTTATTAAAAAAGACTGGAAAAGATAGTTATAGATCTCCTTTTCCAAAAGAATTAAATAACATTTCTGGTAATTATATCACAAGTACTTTAGGTTTAACTAAGAAAGAACTATTCGCAGCTATGGCAATGCAAGGAATGTTAGCAAGTGGAGCGGATAGACAGCAAGCACATCGAAACTCAATATATGCAGTAGCATCTGCTAATGCTTTACTATTAGAATTAAATAAAGAAAGAAATCAAAGTAATGAGTAATATAGTAACATATACAACTGCAAATAGATTAGTAAAGTTAGGATTTAACATGCCTACTATATATATTTATAGAAAATATGATTTAAAATTATATAGACGTAGAGAGATAGAGAGATTGGATTTTATAGATAATATTCATTATATTTCTGCTCCTACAGTATCAGAAGCTATTAATTTTATAAGAAAAAAATATCAGAAAATAGGTATTTTTTTAGAGTTAAAAATTAGTGTTGTTAAACCTCAATATTATGGAGAAATGACTTCTCTTTCACATTGTCAATGTATTGCTACTGATAGTAATAAAGATGTAGAATTAGTAGAAAAGGAATTACTAGATCTTACACTTGATTTTATACTAGAAAGAATAGAAACAGATGAAGGTCTTAAGTGTCATTTATGTACAGGTTATACTGAATATATTTGTGAACATTGTAAACTTCCATACTGTGATGAATGTTCTGGAGGTTTAAGTGAAGATAACTATTGTAAAGACTGCATTAGTCTTTTAAACATAAAATAAATATAGAAATGGCAGAAAAATTAGAAAAAGCTAGAGTTCTTAAAAGGTTTAAAAATTATGAAGAATCTTTTAAGTATTATATGTACGCTTTAGCAAAAGTAGAACCAAGGATTATGCGTAAATATCTTCGTAGATTAAAAGATCTAAAAGAAGAAGCTTGTAGAAATCCTATGTTTGAGAATAGTAAACAAATAGATTGGAGTGTAATTGATTATCATATTAGATTAATAAACGAAAAGAAGTCTACTCTTTCAAGGTCACAAAGAGAATTTGTAGTATTTGTATTTAACTGGGTAGATCATTATGTTACTAAAGATGGTAAAATTACAGCCTTAATGGAGGATGATGGAATTAAAATACTATCTGATAGTACTTCTTAGAGTATTAGTTGTGTAAAACTATTTTATATGAAAAGAGTAATTATAAAAATAATATATTCTTTTTCTTTGTATTTAAGTAATTATCATTTGGTAGATCAATTATGTGTTATGTTTTATATATTACAGGATTTATAAAATAAAAAAAATTTAAAAGTTATGAACACAGGGAACTTAATTTTTGCTACAGAATCTGGAGTATTTATTAGATTACCAAGAGGAAAAGTTTGTATGTATGAAAAATATAAAAAATCAAATACAAGAAGAAGTAATAAAAAACAAAGATAAGTTTTTAATATTGCTCCAATGGGCTACAGGTGTTGGAAAGTCTTTTGGGGCAATAAGATTAATAAAAGAAGTTTTACCTAGAAAAGTTTTATTAGTTGTATCTGAAAATTTTCATAAAGAAAATTGGATAAAAGAGTTTGAAAAGTTTAATAATTTGTTTAAATTTGACGCTTTAAAAGAGTGTGATATAACTATAGAGTGTTATGCATCTTTAAAAAAATATGAAAATACTTCATGGGATCTACTAGTTCTTGATGAATGTCATCATTTATCTGAACTTAGAATAAGTTATTTACAAAAATTAAACACAAAAAAAGTATGTGCTTTATCTGCTACTTTAGAAGAAACAGAAGAATATTCTCTTTTATTTAATGTTTTTAAGAAAACTAATAAAGAGAATATTTATGTATCAAAAATAGGAGTAAAAGAAGCAATTGAAATGGGTCTTATACCAAAACCATATATTTACATAATACCTTTAACTTTAGATAATACAAATAAGAATATTACTTTAGTAGAAGAAAGAGGTAAAGGTAAAAAAGTAAATATTACTTGTGATATGTCTAATTATTGGACCTATAAATTAAATTCTGTAAAATATCCTAATTTAAAACTTACTATAAAGTGTACCCAAAAAGAAACTTTAAATTACTATGATTCCTTAATAAACTTTTATAAGAATTTATATTATAAAAATAATCTTATACATATAAAAAATAAGTGGTTAAAATTAGGATTAGAAAGAAAAAAGTTCTTAGGAGGTCTTAAGACAAATGACTTATCTACACTCCTTGAAAAAGTAAAAGATAAAAGATTAATATGCTTTTGTTCTTCAATAGAGCAAGCTAACACATTAGGAAAAGATAATGTAATACACTCTAAAAATAAACAAAGTAAGAGTATATTAAGTAAGTTTCAAAAAGGAGATATTAATTCTATCTTTTGTGTAGGTATGCTTGTGGAGGGTCAGAATTTAAATAATATAGAAGTAGGTATTATAAGTCAATTAGATGGTAAAATAAGACCTTTTATACAAAAACATGGTAGAGTACTAAGAAGTAATGAACCTATTCAATTTATTTTTTATTATAAAAATACTCAAGATGAAATTTATTTAAACAATGTACTTGAAAGTATTGATAAAAGATATATTCATGAAATTAAAAATTTAAATACATTTAAGTTATGATATGGGGAATAATAATAGGAATGATAATAGTAGTTATTTTCTTAGGAAATAATGATGATGGTAATAATAATAATCTTATAAAAATATGAAAATATGCATAGACACTAAATTATTAGAAAAGCATAAACTTTCATTAGCTCAATTTAGTTTTATGATTGCCTTATCTCAAAATATTAGTAAAGAAGAAATAAATGATCTGATGTATTCTAAATTTTATATATCACAGTCTTATGGAGAAGGTGGTGTAGGAAAAGGAGATTACTTTCTAACTACTAAGGCTATAGATAAACTAAATAAAATTATATTAGAAGGTGATAATATAAGTATAGATCAGAAAACCAGATTAGAGAATCTTGCTAATAAATTAAGAGAGCTATTTCCTTCAGGTAAGAAAGAAGGAACTAATAATTATTGGAGGGGAAGTTCTGCTGAAATTAAAGAAAGATTACAAGCTTTTTTTAAGAAGTTTGGAGATTTTAGTGATGAAATTGTAATTGAAGCTACTGAAAATTATGTAAAGTCTTATGGACATAATACTAGATTGATGAAAACTTTAAAATATTTCATTAGTAAAAAGAAAGAAGACGGTAATTTTGAATATGATTTACTAACATTTATTGAAAATAAAGAAAGTGAAAATGATCCTATAGTAAGATTACCTATAAATAAATTAATATAATAACTATGATTAAAGATACTTTGATAGAATTTGAGACTGCACGTTTTGCTAAACAATTAGGATTTAATTATCCTGTTTATTATAGATATAATGAAAAGGGAGAGTTGATATATATGAATGTAGAAGTAGTAATTACTCCTGATGAGGATGGATGTTATGCTGCTCCTACACAGTCACATCTTCATAAGTGGTTAAGAGATAGTATGGATATGTATATACAAATAAAATCACACTTAAAATATAAAGGATTTAAAGATGAAGATAAGAGAATATTTTCAGGATTTGTAAATTTATTAAAAGATCCTGAAATAAATATATCAGTAAAAGAGTCTACAACTTATGAGAAAGCTATGGAAGCTTCATTATATAAAGCATTAGAAATAAAAACTTTACTTAAATGAATGACAATGAAGAAATAAAAGAGGAAAGATTACATAGAAGATTCTTTAAAGAATATAAGGAAAAAAGACAAAAAATACTCACAGGAGGTATTAATTGCATACCATTTCCTTTTGAAAGATTTAGAAAAGAATTACCTGGCATTGAAAAAGCTAAAAACTATATAATAACAGCAAATTCAAAAGTAGGTAAAACTCAAATTGCAGATTTTCTGTTTGTATTGTCAGTTATTAATTATGCTTTTAAAAATAGAGACAAGGTAAGGGTAAAAATTCTTTATTTTTCTTTGGAAATGAGTATACAAGAAAAGATGTCTCAGTTTACTTGTTATTGGTTATATACTTTTAGCAATGGTAAAATTAGAATTGACACAAAGCAATTAAATTCTCTTAATGAAAATAATCCCTTATCAGAAGAAGTTTTAGAGATTTTAGATAGTAGAGAATATAAAGAATTCTTTGATTTTCTGGAAGATGTTATTATCTTTGATGAGACAAATAGAAATCCTTATGGTATATTCAAAAAATGTGTAGAATTTGCTGAAGCTAATGGTAAAATAACTTATAAAACAGTAGAGTTTACAGAGAAGAAAAAAGGATTTAATAAAATAACAGGAGAGGAAGATACTATAATTGTTGAAAAAACTAAGAAAGTAAAAGATAGATATATTCCAAATGATCCTGAATTATATGTTATTAAAATTGTAGATCATGTCTCTTTATATTCTACTGAATCTAAAATGGATTTAAGACAAACAATTGGTAAAGCAAGTTCTCAGGATAATGTAGTCTTAAGAAATATCTATGGATTTACTTGTGTAGATGTACAACAACAAGCTGCTGATAAAGAAGGTAATGAGTCTTTTAAGTTAGGTAGAATTACTCCTTCTCCAGATGGTTTGGGTGAGAATAAAACTACACAAAGAGATTGCAATGTTATGTTAGGATTGTTTAGTCCTTATAAGTTTGCAAAGAGTGTTAATAACTCTAATATTACTCAATGGGAAGGCTATGATGTATTTACTTTTAAAGATAATTTAAGATTTTTAGAAGTATGTCTAAATAGAAATGGTTCTTCTGGAGTTATAAGTCCTTTATACTTTGATGGTGCTTGTAATTTCTTTAAAGAATTACCTCTTCCTAATGATCCTAAATTAGAAGTTTATAAAAAAATGGCATTAGAAGCTCAAAATAATTAAATTATGAAAAATAAAATATTTATATTAATTTTATTCATTAGACTATCTATATTAGTTTTAGTACTTGCTTTCTTAGGACTAATTATCTATATATCTTTTAATTACATATTAGTAGCTTTGTTGCCTAATGTAGTTAGTATTGGATATTTAGATTCTCTTTGTATAGGACTTCTTTTAGATATGGTTATAACATTAATTCAAAGAAAAAATAATGTAATAGATTCGTTAGGTGAAGTAAAAAATTCTTTAAATAAATTAAAATTAAAATAATATGGCAGTAGCAGTAGGAATATTTTCAGAAAGTGGTAAAGGTAAAACAACATCTATAATAGTTAATCCAGATGGATCTATAGCTATAGATGGTTTATTAGATGGTAGTGGAAAAGGTTATTTAGGAATGGATCCTAAAAGTACAGTTATTATAAATGCTGATAAAAAACAACTTCCTTTTCCTAATCTAGAGCAAAATGGTTGGGTTTTAGGTAAAAATGTTTTTTGGGAAAGTGATGCTTCTAAAATTAAAGCTTTATTAATTAAAGCTAATGGTTATGAGCATATTAAATCTATTTATATTGATACTATAAATAGTATTATGCTTGATAAAGAAATGAATGACATCAAAAAGAAAAGTTATGACAAATGGGCAGATTTAGCTCAAGACATCTATGAATTAATTACTTTTTGTAATAGTGAATTAAGAAAAGATATAATAGTATATCTTGGAGGTCATGTAACTATCTATACTGATGTTGATGGTAATGAATCAAAATGTTTGGTTACTAATGGTAAGAAACTTGAAAAGATAAGATTAGAAACTAAATTAACTACGGTTCTTTATAGTTCTGTATTAAAGGGTACTGATGGAAATAATCAGTATAGATTTGAAACTCAAGAGAATAGAAGTACAGCTAAATCTCCTTTAGGAATGTTTAAAGACTTTTTAATACCAAATTCTCTTAGACTTGTAGATGATACAGTAAGAAAATATTATAAAATATAATCAATCAATACATTTATAAATATTAAAAATTAAAAAATTATGAGCAAAAATCTTGATTTAAGTAAGTTAGATTCATTTGAAAGAGGTAATGTTAAAAGAATGTTGAAATCTATAGAATCTACAGAGGATAAAATGACTAAAGTTAAAACTGAGTTAGATATTTATATAAGTACAGCAGAAGCTACTTTAAATAATTTATCTACTAATTTAGAAGGATATATAGCTTTAGTAGATAATATACTTAAACCTTATGGACTTTCATATAAGGACTCTGAAGATGAAGTATCACAACCTATTACTTATGAAGGTCCTAAAGAATTAGATGGTAATTTTAATTTTTCTGAAATTAAAGTTCCTTCAGAAAAAGTATTTAAAGAAGTAGATGTTCATAACAATATTAGTCTGGATTAAATAATAAATAAATAGAGTATAAATAAATTTTAATAAATAAATATTTTTAATAAATTAATTACATTATGAAAAAAGTAAATAAAATTTCAGGAATCAATATGGCATTTAGTAAAGGAACAGAAACAAAAGAAACAACAGGTTTTAGTAGATATATAGGAGTAGCACCTTTCTTTATTGAAGGAGTTAATTTTACCAAAGAAGAACTTCAAGAAAAATATCCAGATAGAAATTATACAAAAGATATTGATTATAGTATCTTGGATGAAAATCAAAATAAGATAGGTACTAGAGTAACTTTCTATTTAAGATCTAATCCAGATCATAAAGAATCTAAAGGTATTAATTATAGTATAAGAGCTACTTATAATATTAGAAATGAGATTCAATATACTAGAGATAGAAATAAGATAAGAGTAATTAATAACTATGGAGAAAATGCTTGGATAACTGAAGAAGAATTTAAAACTAAAGCTCTTCCTGCATCTGCTATACAAAGTGGTTTTCTTACTGAGGGTATGCGTCCTGCTTTAATTGGAGAAGTTGAATTACTAACTTTTATCAGAGCTTTGATCCTAATACCTTCAGGAGTTTATTATGATAGTAATAAAAATAGATTACCTAAAATAGGAAAAGATCTAGCAGATGCTGAAGGATTCTTTACTTTAGATGAAATTAAGAAAATAGCTTCTGGTGATGTTTCTCCTATTAAGAATGCTATTAAACATCAACCTAAAAATCAAATAAAACTTTTAGTAGGTGTAAGAGTTTCTGATGATAATAAAGAATATGATGCTGTATTTACTCATGTACCTATTAGATTTGGAGCTACTGATTATAAATATGTAGATGCTAAATTACAAGAAGCTAAATCTAATGGATCTTTTAAGACTACTAATTTTGGAGTTTATCCTTTTAAATTTCAAAAGTATCAAGTAAATATGACTAACTTTAGTGAAAGTAGTAATGAATCTGATGCAGACTCATTTGAAGATCCATTTGCTGATTATAAAAACTAAAAAAAATAAATTAATATGGGATTTGCAGAAGGGTATAATAGTTTATTGTTTAAAGATATACTTGATGTAGTATCTGAAGAAGCTTTAATTGAATATTATACAGGTATAAACCAGATTCCATGTGTAACAAATAGTCCATTAAGGAAGGATAATCACCCTTCCTTTGGACTTATTTATCTTGATAATGGTATATATTATAAAGATTTTACAACTGGAGATAGAGGTTTTACTGCTGATTTATTAAAAGCTAAATTAAATATAAATTCTTTAAATGAATTAAGAGATAGAGTTCTTAAAGATCTTCCTTCTATTAAGGAAATAGATAAATATATTATAAAACAAAATAAAAGTACTTATTATGCAAAAAACAAAATAAATAACTCACCCAAAACTACATTAAAAAATTTACAAGTAAAAGTAAGATCTTGGAAAGATTATGATTTAGAATTTTGGCTAAAATATGGTATTACAAAAAAATGGTTAGAATTTGGTAAAGTATATCCTATTAGTCATATACAGATAGGAGAAAAAACTTTTCCTTCTGAAAAATACGCTTATTGTTATGTAGAATATAAGGATAATCTTCCTACTTTAAAAGTATATCAACCTTTTTCAAGTAAACTAAAATGGTTAAATAATCATGGATCTTCTGTATGGGATCTTTGGAGTCAAGCTTTAAATAGTAAATCAAATGAATTAATAATAACATCATCAAGAAAAGATGCTTTATGTCTTTGGGAAAATATAGGTATACCATCAGTTTCTTTACAAGCTGAAGGATATTTACCTAAACCTTATGTAGTTAGTATATTACAAGAGAAATTTTCCACTATATATTGTTTATATGACAATGATTATGATAAAGAAAATAATTATGGTAGAGAGTATGGTAAAAAAATAAGTAATCTCTATAATTTTAAACAGATAGAAATACCTCAAGAGTATCTATCTAAAGATCCTTCTGATTTATATAAAAATCAAGGCAAAGAGGTTTTTATAGAAGTAATTAAATCTATTATAAGTAATAAATAATATAAATATCTCACTAAAAAAACAAAAATTATGCAATTTAATCAAACAGACTCCAATACTGAAGTATATGGAGAAGTATTATCAAATAAAGTAGGTATTGATATAAATAATATTGATTTTATTATAAATATATTATCTACTAATTTATATTCTAGTTCTATAGAATCTTTTCTTAGAGAAACAGTAAGTAATGCTTGGGATTCTCATGTTGAAGCAGGAGTTAAAGATGCAGTAGTTATAGAAATAGGAGAAGAACAAAATGGATACTATTGTGCTATAAGAGACAATGGAGTAGGGCTTAGTGAAGAAAGATTTAATAAAATTTACAGAAATATAGGTAGTTCTACTAAAAGAGATACTAATGAACAAATAGGAGGATTTGGTATAGGAAGATTTTCTGCTTTAGCTTATTCAAATATGGTTCATATTACTTCTATCTATAATAATATAAAATATTTATATGTTATGTATAAGGATGGTAATAGTCTATCTATAGATTTAATATCTAAAGTACCAACAGAAGAACATAATGGAGTAGAAGTAAAGGTATTAGTACCTAGTTCTGATATTGATGATTTTATTTATGCTATTAAAAATCAGTTATGCTTTTTTGAAAATTTAATACTTATAAATCTTACTAATATTAGAAGATTAATAAATTTTGAAGAAGATTTTAATAATTTAAAAATAAAAAAGTATAAAACTTTTTCTGTTAAAGATAATTTTAATTTAACTTATTCAAATGATCTTCCTATATTAATAGGAAAAGTATGCTATTATGTAAATCCTAATTCTATAAATTTTGCTTATACTGATATAGAGGAATTAGTAGATGGAAAAATACATATAAATTTTGATATAGGAGAATTAGATGTTACTCCTAATAGAGAAAGTGTTAATTTTACTAAAAAAAGTATTAAGGCTATACAGGACAAAATAGACTTAGTAATGAAAGAATTAGATAGTATAATTGATGAATATTCTACTAAAGAGTTTAAACATATAAATGAAATAAAAGATTATAATATAAAGGAAGTACCATTAATAGAAAGTGATGATCTTGGAAATAAACCTCATATAGACATACCCATTTCTGCTTCTTTAAATTTTACTTATAAAGGTGTTTTATATGATGGTAGAGTTTTAATTCATTTAATAAGTAGAATTGAACAATATCATGAATTTGAATTATATTCTTATATATTATCATCTTCAAACTCTGTTATTAAATCAAAAAGTAGCAAGAGAATAGTTCCTGTAAGTAAGATAGTATTTGATAAAGAAAAAAATGTTACATATCCTAAATTATATAATGCAAATTATCAGAATTTAAATACTTATGCAAGAAGATATATTGGTCATATTTTTGAAAAAGAAAGAACTGAAAAGGTTGCTAGCTATTTTCACTTAATTACTTCTTCACAGATAAAGAAAGAAAAGATAAAAATAATAAGATATATGTATTATAATTTTTTATATTGTTTTAGCACACAGTATAAAAAAGAATATAGATTAATATTAAATTATGTCTTGGATAATTTATTTAAAGACTTAGATAATGAAATTAATAATTACTCAGTACCTTTAGAATTTATAGAAGAAGTAAAAGAAGAAAATAAAAAAAGAAGACTTGAAAATAAAATACTTAAGAGTGAAAAAGAAAAAAATAATGAAGAAATAACAGTTTATAATGTAAGATACTCTTTTAAAGGAGGGGATGTAACTACAGATTTAGAACATATTAATTTAAATCGTAATTCTCGTAAATTAGTTATTTATGATGAAAGAAATAGTGATAAATTAAGAGAACTATTTTCTATTTTAAGTGTATATACTAAATCTAACTATAAATTTATAGAAGTAGCTAATTCTAATTTAGAAAAATTAAAAGTGTTAAAAAACTTTGTGTGTATGGAAGATTTAATAAAAGGAAATTATAAATTAATAAAAAAGATAGCTACTATAGAGTTAATACATAGAAATTTACCTCATTTAAAACAATTATCTTATATTAGAAATTTAGATAGAATATCTCCTAAATTAGCTGAAGTTGTTAATATATTAGATGATTATTCCGAAGTATTATTATTTGGTTCAGCAAGAAACGCTGCTTTAAAAGAAGAGATTTACAACCTTTGTGTAGAAAAAAATTATTTTGATGAGAATATTAGAGCTTTGTTAAAATCTAATTTAAAAATGCTAAAAAGTTCTTCATTTTTATTACACTTAAATGTAGAGAATTATAAAGATTTAACAGAAGAATCTATACAAGTAGCTGTAGATTATATTTTAGCTAAAAAATTATTTTTACCTAATCCAGAATCCTTAAAACATAGAACAAAAAATAAAGAAGATTTATACACCTTAAAATATTAAATTTATGATAAAAATTATAGCAATACAAGGTAATATTACAGTAGTTTTAAAAGATGGTACAGTTTTATCTAAAAACGAAGCTCCTCTTGAATTTATAGAGAAGGTTTTTAGTAATAAAGATGATGAAGATTTTATACGAAATTTATTTAATCCTGAACAGGCTAAATTAAAAGAAGAATACTTAGAAAAGAAAGAAATTATAGATTTTATTAATGAACAATCTAATATATTATCTATATCAGGAACTTCTGTTTATATAAGATCTGTATCAGAGTTATCACTACCTGAAGATTTAGTTATTAGAATAGTTGAAGCTGAAAAAGAAAATAATAAAGAATTAATAGAAACTTATGTGAACTTTTGGACTTTAGCCTCTTTAAATCCTGATAGCAGAGCTAGAACTAACTTATTTTGGTTTTTAACTAAATATGGTTTTACTATTTCAAGGTCTGGATTGTTTGTAGCCTTTAGAGGGGTAGAAGTAAAAGAAGTAGCTTCACAAGATTCAAAAGAAATTGAATTTATAAGAGACGCTTACATAAAAATTAAAACTAAATTAAAGAAAAGTCCTAAAAATTATTATTTAATACATGATGAGCTGACAGGAGAATATAAATACTCTACAAAAAAAGAAGAAGATGTAAAAACTATAGAGGAATTATATCAATTAAAATGTAAAGATAATACTGAAAAAAATTGTACTATATATACAGATGCACATACACGTAGTTTTAATATTAAATTAGGTGAAATGGTTAGTATGAAAAGACAAGACTGTGATAGTAGACAGGAAAGGACTTGTAGTAGTGGTTTACATGTAGCTTCTTTAGATTGGCTTAAAGAAAATGACCAATTTGGACAGGTTAAATTAATGGTACTAGTAAATCCTGCTGATGTAGTAGCAGTTCCTCCTCAAGATTCTTATGGAAAAATGAGAACATGTGCTTATTATCCTATACATGAAGTATCTTTATATGATGAAGAAAGTTACAAATTAGAAGATGGTTTTGTAGATGACTTTTTAACTATTATAAATAAAAATCTAACTGTAAATAATGATGAAACTACTACATATACTTTAAATATTCCTATTATACCTGAATTAAATAGAAATATTATTATAGATAAAATAAATCAAATACAAAGTAACTTAAATAAAGTAGTAGATTAATGTCATTGAATAAGCAAGACTTATTAAAAGGTTATTCAAAATTAATAGATGATAAAACTATTCTTACTATATTAAAAACTTTAAATATAGAGTATAAAAATAAAAATGTTTTTCCAGAAAAAAGAAATATTTTTAAATGCTTTAATTTATGTGATTATGATAATCTTAAAGTAGTTATTCTTGGTCAAGATCCTTACCCTCAAAAAGGATTTGCTACAGGACTAGCTTTTGGTAATCCTAAAGATACTAAAATATGTAGTCCTAGCTTACAAGTAATTATAAATAAAATTACTAAGGATTTTCCTAATTATAACTATGTAAGTGATTTACCTTTTCCAGATATTTATGATGATAAATTTGATATAACTTTAGAGAGTTGGGCAAAACAAGGAGTATTACTTCTTAATTCTAGTCTAACTGTTGAAGAAAATAAAATACAAAGTCATAGTGATATATGGTACACTTTTATTAAGGAATTACTTATAGGATTATCAAGTATAAATAGTGGAATAGTTTATCTATTATTTGGTAATAGTGCTAGAAATTTTAAACCTTTTATTAATAAAAAATCTAATTATATCTTTGAATATAAACACCCTTCTTATTTTGCTAGAAACAATCAAGGATTTGATTGTGATGGTTTTATACAAGTTAATAAAATTTTAAAACAAACTAATAATTTAAAAATACAATGGATTTAAATAAAAAAGTAAAATATTATTATTGTGATCAATTACTAAAAGTAGGAATGAAAATTAATTTTGCATATGATTATGATTTTCATACTGGTAGTTTTAATAGTATTCTTTTTGATTTCCAAACGGAAAGAGATATAGTTAAAGCATATAATGTATCATGTAATATTAACAAACCTAAGTATCTTATTGAAAAAAGAGAAATAGATATAGAAGGCAAATTAAAAGAATGGGAAGATGGAAACCATTTATATAATGCTTATAGTATACTTAAAATGAAGTATTTAAAACAACTTGCTTTAATTATTGACCAAAAATATGAGGATCACATATTAAAATGCGATCGTCTTTATATGTGTCATCCTAGTTTTGAAAGTTCCTTAATTTGTACTGCTCTTCCACATCCTACAAGAGAACACTTGAAAGATATAGGATATTTTAGAACTTTGGAAGATATTCAATTTGCAAGTGAAATTGCAGATAAAATTCTATACAAATTTCATGGATTATCAAGGCAACAATAAAAAAGTAATAGGGGCTAAAAAGCACTATTATGATAATATTCAATTTAATAGTGCTTTAGAAGTCTCTTGTTATAAATGTCTTAAATTAAGTAATATACCTTTTAGTTATGAACCTATTACTTTTGAAATATTTAAAGGATTCAGATTAAATAAAGTTAATTTCTATCACCAAAAGAGTAATAGTAATAAAACTTTTGATATATTTGTAAATAAAAAAAAGGAGAAAGAAAAAATAACATCTATTACTCTTACTCCTGATTTTAAAATAGACAATACTAAGTATTTAATATTAATAGAAACAAAAGGATTTGCTAATGATGTATATCCTTATAAAAGAAAATTATTATTTAAATACTTAGAAGAAAATTTATCAGAAAATTATGAAGGTGTATACTATTTTGAGCCAAGAAATGTTAGACAGGTAAAAGAATCTATTGAACAAATAAAATTATTAATTAATGAGTAAAATAGGAAAAATAAATAATATAGTTAAAAGAGTATTACAAGATAATACTCTTTATACTAATGATTATAAACTTAGTGTTTCTTTTATATCTAAAAGAGAGTTTGATAAATTACAGGAACTTATACAATCTATTATAACTAAAGAAGAAAGAAAAGATAAAATAAATAGAATACTTAATTTTGAAATGCTTATTGAACTAAAAGTTTTAATAGATGAATATGTTGAGCAATTAAATTATACACCTAACCAAGAATATTATGATTAAAGAATTAAAAGATATAAGTTGGCAAGTTTCTGAAAAACAGTATAGAAATGATAATGCTATTTCTTATTCTACTTTATCTACTTTTGCTAGATTAGGTATAAAAGGATTAAGAAAATTATATATAAATCCTGAAGTACTTGATTCTGCTCCTTTAAGACATGGAAGTCTTGTAGATACTCTTTTGACAGATAAAGAAAACTTTTATAATAAATATGTAATATATCAAGGGATAAAACCTCCTGATGCTGTAATAAATGTTCTAAAATTAATATGGGAAAAATCTGATAAAAAAACTAAATATCTTGATAAAATAGCACATAGCTTAATATTACAAAGTGCTAGAGAATTATCCTATTGTAATACATATAAAGATGACACTATTTTATCTAGAATATATGAGGCAGGCTATAACTTTTTTAAAATAATTCCTGAAATGGAAGATGGTAAAAAAGAATTAGTACATTTCGATGATTTTATTTATGCTAGAGATAGTGTAAGAGAAATTTACAAAAATAAATTTACTTCTTGGATATTTGATACTTCAGATCCTGAAATAAAGTTATATTATCAGTTAAAGTTTAAGATAACTTATAACCTAAATTCTAATATATATCCTTTAGATTGGAAAGATTCTTTATTAGAAGATAATACCATTAAATGTATGGTAGATATGATTATAGTAAATTATAGAGATAAAACTATACAACCTATAGATTTAAAAACAACTTCTCATAATGAAGAAGACTTTATAGTATCTATACAAGACTGGTATTATGATCTACAAGCTACTAAATACTCTTATATTATAAGAGAAGTTTGTAAAACAGATGTATATTTCAAGGATTTTAAAGTGCTTCCTTTTATGTTTCTTCCTATTAATAAGATAGATTTAAATCCTCAAATATATAAATATAATAACTCTATATATGATAAGCAAGAAGATTTTAAAGACTATAAAGGAAATACACACCTTGCATGGTATAAATATTATGCTTTAGTTTATTGGCATGTAAAAAATAACGAGTTTAATTACAACAAAAGTACTATATTAAATAATGGTATAAATGAAGTAGTATTTTAAATATATAATAAATAATGTTATAATATGAGTAAAAAAGAAGAAGTACAAAAATATACTTTAAGTTATTTTGATAATGATGAATTAGCTAGTAGTGTTTTTTTAAATAAATATTCTTTAAATAAAGAAGAAAATCCTAAAAAGATGCATATAAGATTAGCTAAAGAATTTGCTAGAATAGATAAAAAATATACAGAAAATTTTCCTGATGAGCTTAAGACATTATCACCTTATGGATGTAATAGATTTTTAACCTCTATGTTCTGTGATACTAAAGAGTTATCTTCTTATATATTTAGTAAATTTAAACACTTTAATTTTATTATTCCAGGTGGTTCTGTAATGCAGGGTTTAGGATCTGATAATAATACATCATTGTCTAATTGTTTTGTTTTAGAATCTCCAGATGATAGTATTGAAAGTATATTTAATACAGCAAGAGACGCTGCTCAAATATATAAAAGAAGAGGAGGGGTAGGAATAGATATATCAAAATTAAGACCTAATGGAGCTAAAGTTAATAATTCTGCTAGTTCTTCTACAGGAGCAGTAAGTTTTATGCATCTTTATTCTGAGGTAACTAAAATTATATGTCAAGAGGGGAGAAGAGGAGCTTTAATGTTATCTATTGATGTAAATCATCCTGATGTATTTGAATTTGCGAGTATAAAGAAAGATCTTACTAAAATAACAGGTGCTAACATTAGTATTAGACTTAATAATGAGTTTCTTAAGGCTGTTAAAGAAGATAAGGATTATATCTTAAGATACCCTTGTAATACTGATATAAGTATACCCCAAGAGTTTAATATAGTAGATTTTACAGAACTAGAATATAATAAATTATACTCAAGTAATTCTGGTAAATTTATTAAAGTAATTAAAGCAAAAGAATTATGGAATACTATAGTAAGTAATGCACATCTTACAGCAGAGCCTGGAATATTCAATTGGGATAAGTTAATTAACTATGATCCTACAGGAGTATATGAAGAATTAAAACCAATTAGTACTAATCCTTGTGGAGAGCTAGGTTTAAGTGGATATGATAGTTGTAGATTAATTGCTACTAATTTATATAGTTTAGTAAAAGATCCTTTTACTAAAGATTCTAAATTAGATGAAAATTTAGCCTATGAAGTATTTTATGAGGCTCAAATGCTAGCAGATAATTTAGTAGACCTTGAAATAGAGGCAGTAGAAAAAATACTAGCTAAAATAAGTCCTACTTATGCTGAAAAACATGATGTTAATTGGAATTATGAAGAAGAATCTGAAGAGTTTAAATTATGGTGGAAAATTAAAGAAATTGGAGAAAAAGGTAGAAGAACAGGTACTGGTATAACTGCTTATGCTGATATGTTGGCTGCTTTAAATTTACCTTATGGAGATCCTGAAATGACAGAAAGAATCTTTCAAATTAAGTTTATAGCAGAATTAAATGCTTCTGTTGATATGGCTATTGTAAGAGGACCTTTTAAACTTTGGAATAATACCTTAGAGTATTATGAAAATAAAGAGAATGTTTATCATTACAAATATCTTGTAGATTCCAAGGATTTAATTAAATCATTAGAAAATTTAAGAAAAGATTCTAATGATACAGAAGTACCTATAGTAGGAAAAAATGAATGGTACACTAAATTATATGAAATCTGTCCTTATGTAGCTGAAAGAATGCACAAATATGGTAGAAGAAATGCAGGAATATCTACAATTGCTCCTACTGGATCTATAAGTATTTTAACTCAAACTTCTTCAGGAATAGAACCAGTATTTATGCCAGTATATAAAAGAAAAGTTACTTGTCAAGGTGATGAAAAACCTGATGTTATAGAACTTGGTATAGGTTATAGAATTATTCCTGTCATACATCCTAAATTAAAGGAATGGTATAAAATTAATAAGGAATTCTTAGTAGATAATAACACTCCTATTGAAGATCTTACCTATGAAGATTGGTTAATGCTTTATAATAAATCTCCTTATAAAGGACAGAGTTCTGCTGATATAGATTATAATAAAAGAGTTGATACTCAATCTTTAATTCAAAAGTATATCACAAGTTCTATTAGTTCTACTGTAAATCTTCCTAAAAATACTACTGTAAAAACAGTTAGTGATCTTTATATGAAAGCCTTTGAAAAAGGATGTAAAGGTATTACAGTTTATAGAGACGGTAGTAGAGGAGGTATATTAGTTACTGAAGAATCTTCTAATAATTTCAAACAATATGATGCTCCTAAAAGATCAAAAGAATTAGAATCAGAATTACATTTAGCTAAAATAGAAGGCAAGTGTTATTGTATAGTAGTAGGTCTACTAGAAAATAAACCTTATGAAGTATTTGTAGTTAAAGTAGATCCTGAAACCTATAGTAAATATCAAAAAGATCTAATAACTTTTAATATAAAATCTGTGCCAGGATTTACTATTAAAAGAAGTAAAGGTCACTATAGTTTTTCATCACCAATTATTAATATAGATAAATTAGTAGAAGGAGATAATGTAACAGAAAAACTATGTACTTTATATACTTCAATGTTACTAAGGCAAGGTGCTAGTATTCATTATGTTATTAAAACTGCTAAGAAAATAGATAGTAATATTAATTCTTTTGTAACTGTAATGTGTAGAGTTTTAAATACTTATAATGATAAAAAAGAAACTCTAGTATGTGATAAATGTGGAGGTACAGTTATTAAAGAAGCAGGATGTTCTAAATGTTTAGATTGTGGAGATAGTGCTTGTGGTTAATAATAAATTAAATAAAATAATATGAAAGTAAAAATTAAAAAATTGTTTGAGGATGTAATTATTCCTAAATATGCTAAAGAAGGTGATGCAGGATTAGATCTTGTAGCAACTGGAGCTTATTATGAGGAAGAAACAAAATGTATAGTATATACAACAGGAATTGCAATAGAAATACCTAAAGGATATGTAGGTTTAATATTTCCTAGAAGTAGTATTAGTAAATATAATTTGCAGTTAACTAATTGTGTAGGAGTAATAGATTCTGGTTATAGAGGAGAAATTGTAGCTAAATTTAAGTTACTTCCTAGTTATGTAAAAGTACATAAAGAAGGTTTAAATATAGAAAAAGGTATTATACCAGTTTATTTAAATAAAAGGGATTATTATGACTTTATAATAACTAATTTAAAGGTTTATAAATTAAAAGATAGAATATGCCAATTGATTATAATACCTTATCCTAATATAGAATTAATAGAATCAGAAACATTATTAGATTCAGAAAGAGGTACAGGAGGTTTTGGTAGTACAGGAAATTAAATAAATAAAAAATGAATAATAAATGGGAATAGCAATAATATTATGGATAATAGGAGTAATTCTTTTGATACTTGTAGGATTTTATTTTATAGTTAAAAAATTAAATAAATCCAATAGTATAGATTATAAGTACAAAATAGACTTTAATAAAGTAGGATTTGAAAATACTGATTACCCTTTAATTAAATTGAAAATTAGAGGTAAGTATAAACATTTTTTATTAGATTCTGGTGCTAATATTAATGCTATTTCTTTCAAGGCTATGAAAAGTCTTGTAAAAGAAGATGAACTTCTAGAGATAGTAGGTAATAATAAAATATCAGGAATTGAAGGAGAAAGTCAAGAATCTTATCAGGTTATTAGAGAAACTATATCTATAAATAAAGATAAATTTACTGAACCTTTTAGTTTAATGACTAGTTGGGAATCTTTAAGATCTCAAATTAGTAAAGCTGCTAAAGTAGATGTAATAGGTCTATTAGGATCTGAATTTTTTAGTAAAGCTAAATGGGTCTTAGATTTTGATAAACTAGTGGTTTGGGTTAAAAAGTAATTCTATTAATTATGGATAAAACAAATACTATTAAAGAATTATTATTATGTAAGGATAATTCTTTTAATTTAAAATTAAAGTTTCTTTTAGATGCTAAAAATATTATATCTAATGTAGCTATTTTAGTAGGAGATAAGTCTCCTACTTTAGTATCTTATGAAGGTATAGATAATAATTTTAGTGTTAAAATGATTAATTGGGGATTAATATTTACTGAAGGAAAATCAGTACCTAATAATCCTAATTATATTATTAAAAAGATTCATTATAAAGAGGAAAAAGAAACTTATATTATGGAATTAATAAAGAAGTAATATGATATATCTTGTAACTAATCAAAAACAATTATTTGAAAATGAATATTATAAATTATTATCAGTTGAGGAGTCTTTAGAAATATTAAATTCTTGGAAATCTATACAGTATGATAGTGAAACTACAGGAAGAGATCCTCATCTTACTGATATATTATGTATTCAATTTGGTAATAAAAAAGAAGATATTCAAATAGTGGTAGATACTACCACTATTGATATTAAATTATATAAAGAAGTATTAGAAACAAAAGTATTAATAGGTCAGAATCTTAAATTTGATTTACAATTCTTGTATAACTACAATATAGTACCTTTAAAAGTGTATGATACTATGATTGTAGAGCAATTATTACATTTAGGTTATCCTCATTATAATCCTCAAACTGGAAAAGGTATAAGTTATTCTCTTCAGGCAATAGCTAAAAGATATTTAAATATAGATTTAGATAAAGAAATAAGAGGAGAAATTATATGGAGGGGTTTAGACACTTCAGTTATTATTTATGCTGCCAATGATGTAAAATATCTAGAAGATATTATGGAAAAACAATTAGAAAAGTGTAAAAAAAATAATTGTTTATTAGGAGCTAAATTAGAATGTGATTTTGTTCCTGTTGTATCTTACATGGAATGGTGTGGAATTAAACTTGATGTTAATGCTTGGAAGAAAAAAATGGATAAAGATTTACAAAATCTAAATGAAGCTAAAGAAGCTTTAGATAATTTTGTTATAAATCATCCTAAATTAAAAAAGAAGTATACCTATACTGATAGTCAAGGAGATTTATTTAATGGATTTAATTTAGATCTTAAATGTAAAGTTTTATGGTCCAGTCCTGTTCAAGTTATAAAAATTGCAAAAATACTAGGATTTAATACTTCTATTCAAGACAAAAAAACAGGAGAAGATAAAGATACTGTAATTGAGGATCATCTTAAAAAACAAAAGGGAATTGATGATGAATTTTTAAGATTATATCTTGGAAAAGGAGAAGAAGGTAAAGAAGACTATTTTCCAGGACATCAGGGTATGGCAAAACTAGTATCTTCTTTTGGTCAAGGTCATCTTAATGCTATTAATCCTAAGACAGGAAGAATTCATACTGTATATAGACAATTAGGAGCAGATACTTCAAGAATGGCTTCTGGTAGTAAACAGATTAATACAGATCTGGCTAAACTTAAAAACCTTCCTATAAAAATTACTAAAAAAAAAGACAAAAAATTAAAATGTTCTTATCCTAATATGCAACAACTTCCTAGTGATAAAATTACAAGATCTTGTTTTGTTGCAGAAAAAGGTAATTTATGGGTATCTTGTGATTATAGTGCAATAGAATCAAGATTAGGAGCTGATATATATGAAGAACAAGCAATGATTAATGAGTTTTTGCATGGTACTGGAGATATGCATAGTCTAGTAGCTAGTTTTTGTTTTGAAGAAGTAAGAGGACACACAGCTGAAGAAATAGAAAGAGATTTTCCAGAATTTAGAAAGAGAGCTAAACCTATAGGATTTTCTCAACAATTTGGTGGAACTGCTTATGCTATTCAAAATGCTATGGGATGTAGTCTTGAAGAAGCTCAAAGAATTGCAGATGCTTATAATAATGGTTTTAAAGGAATTGCTAAATTTAAAAAGAATTCTTCTAAATCTGTAAGAGAAAATGGATATATATTACTTAATCCTATAACAGGACATAAAACTTATTGGCATGATTGGGAAAAGTGGAAAGCTATAGGAGCTTCTTTTGATCAACAATTCTGGGAAAATTATAGATTATATCATAAAGGTACTGGTGATGAAGTTGCAACTAAAGTATCTGAATATTTTAAAAAGGCATCTAAGTGGGATAGAAAATCTCTTAATTCTGTAACTCAAGGAACTGGAACTATTATTCTTAAAGAATCTCAAGTTAATGTATTTAGATGGGTAGTTATTAATGGATATTTTGGTAAAATTCTTCTCAATAATCTAACTCATGATGAGGCGAATTGGGAATTTCCTAAAGAATTAAAAGATACTTTTCCTAAATTACTTCAAAATAAAATGGAAGAAACTGCTAATAAGTACTGTAAAAGTTTACCTATACCTGCAAAGTACTCAATAGGAGATCATTGGATTCACTAAAAAAAATTTAAAATTATGTTTATAAAAATAAAAGATGTTAGATATAAATTATCTACTATAAAAAGATACTCTGAATTAAAGAAAATTTCTACTAATTCATGGTACATTTCTTTAATTATTTCAGGGGATAAGAATCCTATACATATTAAAATGAATTCTAAAAAAGAATTGAATAAATATATTAAGGAATTAGATAATAAACTTTTAAAATATGACTCAAAATGAATTAGATATAGTTTTTGCAAATATTGCAGAAGATTTAAAAGAAGATATAGAAGTAATTCAAAATCAAGTAAGAACTTCTTTAGAGAAGTCTTTAAATATAAAAATAATACCTATGGATATGTCTTGGGGTAAAATAGTAAATCAATAAATTTATGAGTAAGATAGATAATTTTAAATTAATTGAGGATTGTATTAATCTACATCCTCTTGAATCTTCTGATGAATTTTATTTTGTACAAATAATAAGAAGAAAGAAAGATGGAAATGAAAATGTTTCAAATAATAAAAAAGATAATCTTATAAGTCATTTTTTAATAGATATAAGTAAAAATCTTTCTTATTATGAGGAAAAAATAAAATTAATGTGTGAGACTTTTAATGCTAGAGCTTATATTAATGTAAATAAGAGGAGTTATATTAAAGCTTCTAAATTAACTCTTACTAAGTCTATAAGTGATTTTACTGAAGGTAATTATAAAGCTATTTCTAGAAATTTTTTACATGCTTGCGGATCTTCTGAAAGTATAATTAATAAAAATATATGGATTTTAGATGTAGATAATAGATTTGATAGTTATGAAAATTATCTAGAAATTTTAGAATCTCTTTTAAAAGATAATTTTCAATTTATAAAAATTATTCCTACTGTAAATGGCTATCATATATTAACTCCTCCTTTTTATAAAATGAAATTTTGGGGTCTTTGTTACACTAATAAAATTGTACAACCAGAAATAAAAGTAAATAGTTCTACTTTGTTATACTTTAAATAAATAAACAAAATGATTATAGGAATTAGTGGAAAAAAACAATCAGGTAAAAATACAGTTGCTGATATTTGGCAATGTTTAGATGTATATCACAATGAAAATAATACTTTATATGAGTATTTTGGTAGTGATATATCTTATGTAAAATATTACCTAAGTCTAGAATATGTAAATACATCTAAATTTATTAAAAGTAGTTCTTCTTGGGAATGTAAAGCATTTTCAGATAAATTAAAAGAAATAGTTTGTCTTATTTTTGGATGTACAAAAGTAGATTTAGAAGATGAAAACTTTAAAAATCTAAAAGTATCTGAAGAAATGAATTTTACTTACAGAGAGTGTTTACAAAAATTAGGAACTGATGTGTTTAGAAATCATTTTCATGAGAATATCTGGATTAATGCTTTATTTTCAGAGTATAAAAGATTTATACCTACTTATGTTGATCTAAGGTGTACAAAGAGTAGTAAAGTATTTGAGTATCCTTACTGGTTAATAACAGATGTTAGATTTTTAAATGAAGTAAAAGCTATTAAAAGTAAAGGAGGTAAAGTAATAAAAGTAGAAAGAATATCTAAAGATTCTGATACTCATAGAAGTGAAGTTGAATTAGATAAGTTTAATAACTTCGATTTTATTATTGATAATAATAAAAGTATAGAAGAACTAATAAAGCAAGTTAAAAATATAATGTTGAAATTAAATTATATACAAGAAAAATGAATAAAATAGAATTAAAATCTAATGTATTTGAAGTTAAAGAAGTATTAAAATCTACAAAAGCTAAATTCTTTAAGGACTTAGAAGTTGGAGATAAATTTACTATTACTACTCATTTAAAAAGGATAACTCGTACTTCAGCAGGATTATATGCACCTGAAATGACATTTGAATGTAAAAAGTCAAATGGTAATATTATTTCTGATACAATGTCAAGTAATCAAGCAATGAATTGTTTAGATAAATTATTAATAGTTGAAATAAATAATTAAATTATAAATCTTATGAAATTAACTGATAATCAAAAGTCATTTCTTATGGAAATGATGTGTCAACTAGCAGAAAAATGTCTTATGGATGAAGTATCATATGAAGATGATAGAGGTAATACTATTATACCTGATCTACAAGATGAAAAAGATCCTAGTATATATAAAGAAAAGTATCAAGATATATTTAATAATGCATATGATGATATTGAAAGTAAATTTTATATCGCATTTGATATAGAAGATTAAAAATTACAAATTAATTAAAAAATAATAAAGTAAAATAAATATGAAAAAAATAGTATTAAGTTTAGCAGTTTTATTAGGAAGTTTAGCATTAAATGCTCAAGTAAATAAATTAAATGATTCTAAGTTTATAGATAATACTTATATTCAATTAAATGGAGGAGAATCTTGGGATCTTAAAAATAACCACTTTACATGGAGAACATTTAATCCTATTGTAGGAGTTAAGGCAGGAAATAATATAACTCCTATATTTGGTGGAGAATTAGATGTAGAAGCTATAACAGGAGAATCTAAAAGAACTGCTTTTAATAGTACTAATGTATCATTAAATGCTACTATGAATTTAAGTAATCTTATAGCAGGTTACAAAGGTTTTCCAAGGTTCTTTGAATTAGTAGCTTTTGTAGGACCAGGTTGGTATCATACTTATGGTGATTATGTTCAAAATAGTGTATCTCTAAAAGGAGGTCTTTCTTTTGATTTTAATCTGTCAAATAGAATTCAACTTAATGTAATTTCAGATTATACTTATCTAACCAAATATGGTAAACTAGATAACTCTTATATTAGCTTAAAAGGAGGTATTACATATAAATTAGGATCTCATTTTAGTTATGGTAGTTACTATTCTCAACAAGATATAGATTCTCTAAATAATAGTATAAATGACTTACATAATACAATTGTATCTAAAAATAATAAAATAAAAGAATTGTCTATAGAATTAAGTAGATTAGAAAAAGATTCTACTCAAGAAATCACAATTATTCAAGAGGTAGATTCTCCTATTTTAAATACAGCTATTGGTTTTTCTTTAAACTCTAGTGAATTAGAAGAAACTCAGTTAGCTGCCTTAGATTTAATTGTTAAGTATGTAAAAGATTCTGTAGCAGGTGTAACTATTAGTGGTTATGCTGATAAAGAAACTGGATCTTCTGAATATAATTATTTACTAGCTACTAAAAGAGCTATTGCAGTTAGAGATTATTTAAAATCAAAAGGAGTTAGTAATACTAATATAATTTCTTATGGAGATTATGAACAACCTTTCTCAGATCCTATTTTAAATAGAGTAGTAATAATAAATATTAAATAATGTCTTATTTAACTTATAAGGAATGTGAGTCTCTTTCTTTAAATGGAATAGAGGCTTACAATCTATTTTTTAAGCAATTTGTATCTAATAGAGAATTAGGAATAATTAAATCTAATTTTAAAATTAAAGATCTAGTAATTGCTTATAAAGAAGATGAACATCTTAATAATATAGGCAAATTAAAAAGTACTATTCATAAAGATAATTTAGTATTATGTACTAAATGGGATGTATTAGCTTATAATTATGAAATAGATAATAATATTTATACAATATTAAAAAATAAAGGAGAAACTAATTTAGGAAGTTTAGCTAATAAAGTATGTATATTGAAAAGTACTGCTGAACAATTAATTTTAAAAAAAATTTAAATATGGGATATTATTCAGATATAATTATTAACCTAGTAAAAAAAGGTGATAGTGTTACAATAGAAGAAAGAGAATTATTTGAAAAATTTATAAAAGAAATAGATGAGAAAGAATCTTTAGGTATTGAGTATGATTACTTTAATTGTAAATGGACTAGTGAAATTCAAGAATCTATAGTACAGGTATTTTTCACTAAGTATTCTAATAAAATAAATATAGAAATAATAGGAGCAGGAGAAGATCCTGGTGATACATGGAAGATAACTATTATAGATAATAAATTATTAGAATATGATGGTTATATAGAGTATAAATTAACTTCTAAAAATAAAGATAAATATTAAGTTATGAGTAGATACCCTTTAGGGGCAGAGAATGATCCCTCTGCTCCTTTTAATGAAGAATTAGTAGAAGTAGAATATGTAGCTACTGTAATTTATAGTGGTAAATTATCTGTTATAAAAAATTATAATAATAAAGATGTTTATGAAACTATTGTTAATAAAATAAAACAACATCAATTAGATGTTCATAATATAGATGTAGAAGATGTAGAGTTTTATGAAAGTTAAAACACTTGAAAAAGATAAATATGAATAATAAAGAGATTAAATTTGTTTTTTCTTTGTCAGGTAGTGAAAAAATTGAAGTAGATAAAAACACACCTCAAGAAGTCATAAATGAAAGAATTTGTGAAAAAATAAGAGCTACTTATGGAAATGAAGTTACAATAGATTATATTGAAGAAATTTAAAAAAGATATTATGAGATTAATTAAACCTAGTTTTGAAATACTTCACACAGATGATTATAAAAAAATGATTGAAATAGCAGGAAGAACATGTTATAAAAGTGAAGATAAAATAAATGAAAACTCTGCTGAAGGTTTTGTAGAAAAAATGATTAAAAATAATCATTATGCTATGTTAGAACATGGTACTATTTATTTAACTATAGATAAAGAAAGAAAAGAAAATTATTTAGATCCTGAATCTAACAAATATAAAAAATATTGTTATAATAAATATACTAAAGTTTTTATTCCTACTACATATAAAGGAGGAGACGTTTGTATTACTACTAATTTAAGAGTATTAGTAGAAAATGGTTGGTTAAAAGATTTAAAATATAGTACTGAACCAACTGAAAAGCATGAAAAAAGAGTTTCTGTTCAATTTATTTGTGATAGAGGTGTAGCTAATGAATTTGTAAGACATAGAGCATTTAGCTTTGCACAAGAATCTACTAGATATTGTAATTATAGTAAGAATAAATTTGGAAATGAATTAACTTTTATACTACCCTGTTGGCTAGACTATAATGAACTAGCAGATGAATTTGGAAATTTAGAAAAGTTAAACTATAATGAAAATATAGATAAATTTCAATCTTCAGAATGGAATGATGCTAGTAACTTTTTACAAAGTATTGCTTGGTCAGAGTCTAACTATTTAACTCTATTAGACAATGGATGGACACCTCAACAGGCTAGATCTGTATTACCTAATTCTCTTAAAACTGAATTAATTATGACAGGTTTTGTATCTGATTGGAAACATTTCTTTGACCTTAGAGCCTTAGGAACTACAGGACAACCACACACTCAAGCTAAAGAATTAGCATTACCTTTATATGAAGAATTTAAAAAATTAAATTTAATATAATATGGATTTAAGAGAAACAGTACTAAATTTATTAGATAATATATCTGGAGGAGAACTAAATCTTTTTATAGAAGAAAAAATAAATCCATATAGATCATATATAAATTTAAGTGTAAGAGTATTTATTTTAAGTCAGTATGAAAATTATTGTATATTTTCAAATGTTACTCGTATAGATAAGAGAACATATAATTCTAATAAATTATATAAAGAATTTAAGGATAGAGTATATATTGATTTATGGGAAAATGTTCTTAAGTATCTTACAAGATATAATAAAGAATCTTCAATAAGAGACTTTTTAAAGAAATTATATAGTAAGACTCGTAATAAACATTTAAACTATATGATTACAGAAGACTTTATTAAAGACGAAGGTGCTGATCTTAATTATACTTCTTTAAATTTTAATAAAATAGATATTGAAGATATTTTAAAACTTAATGGATTTATACAAGAGTGTTCTTATATAGATGAAAATATAAGTACTACTATTTATAGTAATAAAGAAAAGGGTATAAAATATGTAATAGAATTAAGAGAATCTAAAGTTAAAAATAATATGTGGGTATTAATTAAAAATTATAATTATAGAACTGATGGAATGTATAAGTATAGAGATGTTTAAAGAATATTATAGACCTATATGTAATGATAAAGTACCTTATCCTAATACTTATCTAAAAAGCATTTTAGGTCCTATTATTTGGGATAAGAAAGATATTACTTTAATTATGAGTAATTCTAGATCTAATAATATTTGGACTATAACAAAAGAGTTAGATAGATTTAAAATTATATCTACTTTAACTAACACTAATTCTCCTAATATTGTTGGTTATATTGTTACTCAAGAAAGTTATCATTTAAATCATATAGCAAATATAGTTATATATATTAATAAAGATAAAAATTATTATGAATGATATAACAATATGTGTAGCAACTAAAGAAGAATGTAATAGAAATTGTAAAAGAAGACATATAAAACCATGTCCTTATAATCAATCTTATGCTAATTTTTCTTTAGATTATATAAAAGATAAAAAGTGTGAGGCTTATATAGGTTTTGGAAAGTTTTTTGAAGGTAAATCTCCTAAAATAAATTAATAGTATGTATTCAAATTTAGGTTATATAATAATAGGTATATTTGTAGCTTTTATGAGTACACTTATTTATAAAGAAAGTAATAATAATGTAAATCAAATAAATCAAATAAATCAAATAAATATGCATAATCCAACTATAGTATATAAAAAAAGTCATTCAGATGAGATATTTAAAGTAGTGTATTCTTCTACTATAATACCTACTAGTGGAAAAGTAATTATAGATAAAGAAAAGTATTTTGTTTCAGATATTGAATATAATTATGATGATAATAAAGTAATTATTACTTTATATTAAATATAAAAAGTAAAGAGATTGTCTAAAAAGATATTCCCTTTACTTTTTTTTACATCATGGTATAAGAGTAACAATTTTATACCCTTATAAAAAATTTCATCATGAACTTTAATTTGATAATGAATAGAATTTTAAAGCCTCTTCTGGAGAAAAAGCTCTTCTTATAGTATTATTAAAAGGTACTACTTTAACAATATCTCTAAGAGTTTTATTCCATCCTTCATATTGTCCAGATTGTATAGGATCTTCTAATACATTTGTAATATATAATAAGTTCATTAGATTCTGCATATAATTAATACCTGCGGCAGGAGACTTAAGTATGGTTAAACCTTCTTGTAAAACTTGTGGACCAGGTACTAAAACACCTACTTCAGTTCTTAATCTTCTTATTTGATATAATAAGAAAGATTTATACCATTGATCATCACCATCCCAAGCATTACTTAATAGACCATAAGCAATTACTAATCCTAAAAAGTGACCTACTTCAGCTACAGCTCTTAAAGCATTTGCTCTTTGAGTAGGATTAAGTTCCTTTCATCTAGTGCTAAAATTAAATTGATGATTTTTTAAATCTTTGTATAAAACTTTAAAGAAATTATAAGTAGAATTATAATATCCTTGCTCTACATCATCTAAATCAAAAGAATAATTTTCACCTTGAAATCTTCTATTAAAAGAAGGAACAATCCACTTTCTAAACATCATAGCTAATCTACCTTGAGCTGTAGTTTGAAAAGCATTCATATCTTCTTTATTATATATACCATGTAGTTTTTGATTAATTCTAGCAGTTTTTCTTGTTAATTTTTCAACATCTTCTGATGTAAATTCAGTACCATCTAATTTAGTAACTCCTTCTTTTAAGGAAACTCTTTCAATACCATCAGAACCTTTAGTTACTTGATAAGCGTCTCAAAGATTAATTTCTTTTCCTGTAGAATCTTTTAGTTTCATTCTTTTCATTAAAGCTAAAAAAGATCTTGTCTGTAAATAATGTTCTCCACAATTATTTAAAAAGAAGAAAGCTGAAGAATTACATAATCTTGCAAATATATTCTTTTTATTCTGCTCTATTTCTCTAATAGCCTTTTCATGATCTTGCAAAACATTAAATTTAGTCATAAGTAAATCTAATTTACCAGTTTTTCTTCTTTTGCCTATTTCTGAAATTACTTTAGAAAGTTGTAGAGAATAAGTTTTATCTGCTCATGCTAATTCTTTTATATCAAAATACTGACCTGAAATAGCTTCTACTCTTGTCATTATTCTTCCCATAGTAACATTAGCTACACCAGAAAGTAAATTAAAAGCATAAGTATTAAGTGCTGTAAATTGATTTAAGTTATTAGCTGCCTTAGCTATAGATATTTGACTATCTATAAATGGTAATTTAAAACTTCCTTGATCTTTTTGAGTTTCTCCATATATTTGAGAAGAGTAAAAAGATTCTAATCTATCCATAAAATGAGAAGATCCTTTAGGCTTAATAGTCTTATTAACTATAGTTCTACCTCCATGTTGAAATCTTTCAATTATATTTTTACCTCCTATAGTATCATCTATATTTCTATTAGCCATTATATCTTTCCCTACTTCCATAATATCTACTATTTTATTCATAGCATCATAATTATATGCCATATCTGTATATAAAGCAAGTGAAGATACTATATCTGTAGATAATTGACTCATATCATCTAATTTAGTAGTATAATATACAGGAAGTAAATCTAATTTAGTTCCATCAAAATCTTGAAGTCTATAAGTATTACCAAACTCATCATCAGATTCTCTGGCTAATCATTTATCTGCTATTCCAGATCCAAATAATTTTCTAGCTTCTTTTAGAGATTTAGCTTCTTTTAACCTTTCTAAAAAATCTTTTCTTATTTGAGGAAGTAAATATGGATTCATCTTATTTTCTGGTAAATAAGAATCTGCCTCTAATTTAATAGCTATTACTTTGTCATAAAAAGCTTTTTGAGCAGGACTAAGAGAGGTATAATTAGGGTTTGAATAAATTGACTCTTTAGGTACTCATTTCCCTGAAGTCTCATCTTGAATCATATTAGAGTTTCTTCATTTATAAAATTCTTTTCACCAAATAGATGAATTACTTCTATTTCCATATTTATTATTTAATAATTCCTCTTGTTTCTTTTGTGATTCATAAAATTTATTCCAATCTATAGCTTGTATATACCTTCCTGTTAATTCACCTTTAGAATTTCTTTCATAAATAAAATCTGTTTTATAACCTGCTTTTTCTAAATCTTCTTGAGCTTTTTGTAACTGTCTTATAGTTTCATCAGTTTTTTCTTTAGCTTTAAATCTAGCATTTTTAACAGGTCTTTCAATAAGTCTTAGTAATAAATCTGAAGATTCTGCCATAGAAAATAATCATCTATCTAATATACCTATATCTTTAGGAGATTCTACTAATAAATTTTCAATATAATCTTCAGTAACTTTATTACCTTTAATAGTTTTTCCTATTAAATCTCCTGTAAATTGTTTAATAAACTTAGAAAATAATGGTATAGAAGCCTCTTTATATTGAATCTCTGCTCTTTGTAATATAGCAGTAAAATCTTTTAAAGGTTCTGATATATCTATATTACTTTTTTTATACTCATCAGTTAAAGTATATTTAATAATATCCTCTAATCTAGTACTATAAGCATCAATAAAAGTTTTCATTTCTCTTAAAAACTTAGCTGTATTTTGTAATTCAGAAGTTGGTATATTATTATTTAATTTAAGATCTGGTATTTTATCTAATAAAGTATTTAAATCTGTATATGCTTGACTTATAAAATCTAAAATACCTTCATCATATCTTTTCTCATTTTTTAGATCTTCTAACCTATTTAAATTAATTTCTCTTTCTTTTAAGTCTTGTAATTGATCTTCTGAAAGTCTTTTATTAGCTTCTACTATCTTTAATCTTTTATGTTCTGTTTCAATTACTTTTTTCAAGGTTTCTTCAGCAACTGAAAGACTTTTTTGTGCATTATATAATAAATTTTTAGTTCTTAAATTATTAAAATCAATATTTATTTGTACTTGTCCTGACATTAAATCTGAAGAAAACTTACCATATTCTCTATCTATTTCATATAGTTTTTGTTTTAGATTATTAGAATCAGCTTTTCCAAATATCTTATTAAATAATTGCTTAACTCGTTGCATAAGGGATTGTCATGCAGATTCTTTAATTTCTTCTCCTCTAATAATATGCTTAGCTATTAATTTAGCTCTAGCCTCTGAAGCTAATAAATCTGCATTATTATTATATATAGAAGAATATCTTTCATAAGAACCTTCTTCCTCTTGATTTAATACTTCTTTAACTATATTATTATCTTTAAGAAGATTAGTTAATCTATTATATATAGGATTATCCATACCATTTAGAGAAGCGTCTACTAAATGTGCAAATTCTTCTGGAAGTGCTTTAAGACCTCTATTATTTTGTGCTATTCTAATTAATTCTACTAAACCATCTGCTGTCTTTTGAGAAGATGAGGGATCAAATACTCCATTAACAGTATTACCTTGTATACCTGTTTTCCTTTCATATTCAGTTAAAGCTCCAACACCTATACCTAATTCTTCTAATTGAGAAGTAATTACTTCTTTAATTGCTAACAGATGTTTAGTTTCTTTATTTATATCTTCTAATTTATCTTTACCAAGTTTTTCTTCAACCCAATTATCTACATAAGATAAGGGAGGAATTTCCTCCCCATTTCTTATATAAGAAGCCCAAGCTATATTCTCTCCATATTTATTAGAGATATTAAGCCAATCTTTACTGTTTTTATTAGGACATTTCATATTAATCACAATTCTTTTTATATTTATCAATTTCTTCTTTACTTACTTCTTGTATTAAAGAGTTTAGATTATTACTTTCTTGATTAGCACTACTAAGAATTTCATAAGAATTATCATTATCTAAAGCTTCATAATTTTTACTATCAAAAAACTCATTTTCTTGTTGTATAAAATTAAAAGCATTATCAAATTGATCTTGTAATTCATTAGGATATTTCTGAGTATTAAAAGGATCTGGATTAGAATCATATTCATAAGATTCTACATCTATTGCTACATCAGGATTAAAATTTCTATATTCTTCTCTATCAGAAGCATTAGAGGTATCTTCTAATAAACTAGAATCTAAGGAACTATTATCAAAATCATATTCAAGAAAATTATTTTTAATTCCTAAAGGTTTAATATGCTCAAAATTTACTGAAATTTTATCATTCTTATCTAATTCAGAACTAGTAATTTTAAAGTATTCATTATTACCTTTAATCTTCATAGTAACATATTTTAAAATATTACCATTATTAGTAAAAATATCTCTAAATTCTTGAATATATCCAGTCATACTAGTATTATCTAATATATTAGATTTACTATCTAAAAAAGATTTTTCATTATATCCTTCTATCTCTGGTACTAACTTTTTATTACTTAAATTATTTCTATAGAATTGGTCTATAAATATATTTAATTGATTTTCAGTAAACTGATTATTATTTAAGTCATTATCTTGATTTTGCATTAATTTATTTAAGTTACTAACAAAGTTAGGTATATTTAATTTTAATGCTGTAGGTGCTAAATGAATAAATGAAGAAGCTCCAAAGTTAAATCCATTTAAATAATAATTATATTTAAATAAATCAATAGCTAGATCTCTATATTCAGGCTTATATAGTAAAGATTCCCATTCTGTAATCATTGTATCTCTTACATTAGAAGAAAGTCTTCCACCAGAAATAAATTTTAATTTAGCATAAGGTACATCAGAAGATGGTTTTATGTAATTTATATTTTTTATTAACTGTAAAGAAGATAAATCTTCATCTTTATTTTTTATTTCTAAAAATTTATTTGGAAAATCTTTTATAAATTTCTCTGAATTTTTATTAGAGAATTCTTCATATTGAGACATATAATAAGTAACAAATTCACTATATATCTTATTCATTAATTCTACTGATAATTTGTTAGATTTCAAGTAATAATCTTCCATTGTATTAAATATATAATCAAAATATTTATTATAATGTGGAAAATACTTGGATAAACTATCTTCAGTTGCTTGAAGACCTAAAGTAGTAAAACTTTGTATAAATCCTAATGGAGATTTTCTAAGATATTCTCTTAATTTATCACTATTATTTAAAGTATTTTTATCTATAAATTCTATAATATCAGTACCTTTTAATAGAGGTTCTCCTTTATTAGGATTAGCATTAACTTTGTTTTTAAGAACTTTTCTCATTTTAAATTTAGTATCAGCAATAGTAGGACCTGCACCTCCAGAACCAGTATCTGACCTAGAAGAAGAAACAAATTCTGCTAAATGTTGAGCAACTTCTAATATGTTTTTATAGTTACTTAATACTTGATATTGATATACATAAAATTTCTCTAAATCTTTTTTATTAGCATCTATAAATTTATCTTTATCTTCTTTTTCAAGGCTGTTAAATTCTTTAATGATAGAATTTAATTTAATTTGTTCTGCCATACTATTTAAATCAAATAGATTTACATCTAATTCAGGATTTAAATTACTACTTAAAGTCTCTTTTAAAAACTTTTTATACTTAGATAATAAATCATCAATAGCAACACCTTTAGTTTTACCTGACTTATAATTTCTTTCATAATAATCAACTAATTCTTCTATAGCAGGTTGTCTTAATAATAATCCAATTTCATTGAAATTATAACCAAGTCCTGTAAGTAACATAGCAGAATCTGCTGTAAAAGTATTTAAATTAAAAAATGATAGTACAGGATCTTTAACTGCATCTACAGAAGCTGCTAGAAATGAAGCAAAGTTTTTAGAAATATAACTACTATTATCAGGAGAATATATATCATGCAAGGATGTATAAAATTTTTCATTTAAATAAAATCTAGGATTTTTAGTTTCTATTTTCTTTCCTTTATTTTCAGGATCTTTTTTAAATTCAGTCTTATAATTAATTTCTATATTAGTATTTTGTCTTACAGCATGATTAGTAGAATGATTTGCAATAATACCAATAAGTTTAGCAGCAGTCATATTTTGTTTATGAAGCTTAACTTGAGTAGTAAAATCTAATATATCCATTTGACCTTTAGAAGATAATTTATCTAATTCTTCTAATGACATACTTTCTAATTGTTTCCAAGTATATTCTGTATTAGAAGCTAATATATTTAATCTTCTTGCAGTCATTTTAGGACCATCAAAGTTACCAGGATTTAATTGTTTTACTGCTGTATCTGGATGACTTAATATAGTTCTCATAACATCTATTAAAAGATTATTTCTTTCTTGAGTATTCATTTCAGAAACATCTTTATTTATATCAGGTTTAATAGTTTCAAATTTACCTGTTTTTTCATTAAAAGTAAATTCTTTAAGAATCATATACATAGAGTCAATATCAAAGTCAGAACCAGTAATAGTTGTAATTTCTCTAGGTAAAACAATATTACCTCCACTATTTCTAGGTAGAAAACCTTTAACCTTTAAAGGTCACATAGAATACTTATCCTCTGTAGGTATTCTATAAGATATAGCTTCTAGAAATTCTTCATCTATTATACCTTCAGACAACATTTTATTAATATCCATTATTCCTGTTTTAGGATCTATAAAACCATTTAAATTCCAATCTTTAGGCATTTTTTCAGACCAAAATGGTAAATAACATTCCATATAATCAATAGAAACTTTTCCATCAACATCTTTAAATTTAAGATGTAAATCATCTGAAAATCCATAACTAGACATTTGTACTGCTTTTCCTCCTTTAATCTTCTGTTTAGTTATTCTTGATTTCCAAATAGAATTTAATAACTGTTGTATTCTATCTGATTGAGAAGGATCAAATAAAGGAAGTACAAAATTTCCATTGTTATCTAGTTGACAAGCATTAAGTAAATCTTTACTATATCTTGAATTATTGATTAATTCATTTTCAATAATAGCTTGTAATGATTTAGTATCTTTAAACTCTTCTTTTATACCATCAAAAGCTTCAATAGTATTCTCAATAATAGAATTATTATACAAAGATAATAATTCTTTTTTAGAAAAGTCTTTACCTCTTACTTTAAATACTGCATCTTCTGCTATATCAGATATAATTAATTTTCTTAACTGAGTACCAAATAATTGAGAAGTATCTTGTAAATGCTCTGGGATAGGTTGCTGTATTTTATAATCTTCATAAGATATAGTTTTAAATACTTGATTATCTCCCTTGAAAGAAGAAATATAATTAGCAATGTCTTCTCTACTATTAAGGTTATTTATATCTAAAACCCCTTGTAAACCTACTTTAACTGCACTTTCAAACATTACAACATCTATACTATTATCTTGCATTGCTTTCATTATACCTCCTAATTTAGTAGATTTAAACTGTTTATCTAGCATAGGAAGTAAAATAGATTCAGAGTTTTTATGTTGCATAGGAACTTTAATCATTCTATTTCCTTTTGAAGGATCATTAGGATCTAACAAAATACCAGAATCTACTGTTGTTTGAGTATATACAAAAGGTTTAAAAGCTTGCATGATATTATTATAATCACTAATATCTCATTCACCTTTTTTTAGTCTTTGATAAGAGTTTTCTAATTTATCATTCCATCCAGTAGATATAGCTATTACAGTTTTAGCACTATCTAAAGACCTGTAAGCTTGAGCATCAGTAACATTATTTGCATAGTACTTACTAAGAATATTCTTTTTTTCTGTTTCTGATAATAAATTATTACTATTTAAAACTCTATCTATGTAATTTAATACTTCTTTAGTAGATTCCTGCTCATAATCAGAAAGAATTATATAAGATTCTTTATCTTTACCTATTCTTTCACCTTTATACATAGCTTGAGTATTTACCATAGTACCTGGAGCATGTATTTCTTTATTTCTTTTCTGAAAATCTTCTACATTTTTATAGTAAGCTAAATCAGTAGAAGTTAATTGAATAATATTAGCAGTAGCAAAATAAGAATTATAAAAATACTCTTCTAATTTATCTTGTAAATTACTTTGATTTATACCTAAAGAATCTAAATAAATATACTTATTATTCTCTGTCTTTTCAAGAAGACCTATACTATTCATATAAGAAATAGCTTTATCTGCTTTAAGATCTAAATTATATTTTATAGCATCTTTTACAAAATCAAATAATTCTGTAGGTAATACATCTTTTAATTTACCTTCTTTATTTACTATACTATCAATAGTTGAAAGATGTTCATTTAGAAAAGATAAAAAATGAAACTTTTCTCCATTTTTATCAAAGTTATTTATTGATTTTATAGTACCATTTTTAATTCCTTCTTTTCTAGCTCTAACTACTTTAATTCTATTATACTCATAAGTAAATAAATCTAATAATTTATCTGCTATATTATCTTTAAAGTTTAGTGTAATTTTATCAAATTTAATAAACTCTGCTGATGGAGCTTCTGCTAATATAGGCACATGATACCAAGCAACATCTTTATTAGCAAAATATTCTACTAAAAGCATATTTTGATATTCTATAGGACTAAGAGCTGAATACTCTGTCTTATTAAAATTAAGAATTACTTTATGATCAAATAAATCTCTTTTAGAAGAACCTATTCTTTTATCTGTTAAATCATTTAATCAAGAAATATTATATCTATTAGAATCTTCATTATAAATAGTTCCTACATATTGTTTAAACTGAGTATCTAAAAAGTCATTAAATTCTTTACTATTTCCTTTTATATTTTTTAATTGCTTTGTTAATTTTGATAAATAAGAAGGTTGTAAATAAGTATAATAAGATTTACCATTTTCATGAACAGAACCTTCAATTAGATCTTCTAAATTATCAGCTATAATAGATGCAATGGAATTATAATTAGACTTATTTTCTTGTATTAAAGATAATGAATTAATACCATCTTTATTAATATTAGATTTAGCCCAAGTATTAGTTAATACTAATTTATTTAATATAGTATCTAAATTAAAACTAGATTTATCTATTCCAAATTTATCTTTAAGTTCTTTAGTATCAACCAAAGAATCTAAAAATAGATTCTTAACTTCATTATTATCTACACTAATTCCTACTGCATTTAATTGATTTTTAATAGTTATATTCTTTCTTGATAAAAAATCTTTCCTTAAATCAATATTGTTTTGTTTTACAATTCCATTCCATTCTTTAACTAAATCTTGTAGTATATTAATATTATTTTCAATATTTTTTATATTTAAAGACCCATCAGTATCATAAACAGAATAATTATCATTAAAAATAATTCTATTTTCAAGATTACTTTTCCAGTTATCAATCCAATTAGATAAGTTATTTGATTGATTAATAATATGTGTCTTATAAGAAACTGTACCTTCACTACTTTGAACTGTAGTAGTTATACCATGTTTAGTAAAATCTTTCTTAAAAACAGAATAAAATTGAGAAGATAACTCATTATCTTCTTGAAGATAGTTAATAATAGAGTTTACCCAAGGTTTTTGTTTAGCCATTACACCTAGAGCAGGTAACATATCTTTTGAAGTTATTACACCTTGCATATTTTTTAAAAGATCATTCTTAATAATATCAAGATTTAACTTTCTGGGATGTCCTATACTATCAATAACAGGATTTCCTTTTTTATCTAATTCATCAATACTTCTTAAAATTCTTTTAACTTTATTAGTCAAAGAATCATTTACAGAAGTAAACTTAAAATTTCTTTGCCAACTATCTAAAATAGTATTCTCATGAAAGTCTACTTCATTACTTAAATCTCCAGATTGAGATACTCCATTATCTAATTCTTGCTTTTCATCATATATATAAGTTTCTAAATCATTTTGATTAAACTTAAGACCTTCAATAAAATTAATCTCTGGAGTAGACATCATAGCTAGATCACTAAAATTATCTAACATCTTTTGTAAGTTGTCTATATACTTTGGATTTACATTATTTTCAGTGTATTCTTCTAAATCAATTTCAAATTGTTCTCTAGTTTCTTCAAATAACTTTTGAGGAGTAATTTTAGAAATAACTTCTTCTCTTGATAATTCTGGATTTTCTTCTTGATAATAAGATATTAAATCTGTAAAAGCAGAAGTAATATTAGAAGATAAATCTTTAATCTCTTGAAAAGAGTACTTAGAATTAAGTCTCTTTAATGCTGATGTGTAAGGACTATCTTCAGGCTTAAGAGTAGATACAGAATCACTAAATACACTATTAAATTCATCTAACTCAGTAATAGAATTTATTCTATCTTTAAGTAATTGATCTCTTGTAGTTATATATTCATAATTATCTACTATTAAACTAGCAGTAGTAGAAAAAGCTTGTTGATATAAATTTTCTTTACTCTTTTTATTTAATCCAAAAAAATCTAGTATTTTATCTATAACTTGTTGAAATAAGTTTTTCTTTTCAGACTTTAATGGTTCTATAGTTTTTAATCTATCTTTAAAAGCTTTTCTTGACAAAGATTCTGCTGCAAATTCATATAAATTAGTAGTACCATACCAATCTTCATCCTTTAATTTATCTTTAGCATATTTATATAAAGATTCTAATTCTTTTACATTTTTAGAATCTCTATTTTCTTTAATATAATTAATAGTTAAAGCATGTACTATTTCATGAATAATAGTCTGAGGGTACATTCCTGAAAGAGAAACATCTATAGTATTACTATTATGATAGTATCTAGCTTCAGTCCAATTAGAAGTACCATCTTCTAAAGTTTTAGTATCTAAAAATAAATCTCCTGTATAGGTTACAACTATATCTTCTTTAGGTATATATTTTAATAAAGATTTAGCTACATTTCCTTCAAACTTTTCAAGTAATTTTTTTACTGTAGTTGTTTTAGGAGCTACAGAACTTTCTTCATTTGTAGTTTCAAAAAATTTATTTTTATTTTCTGTAAGTATATCTAAAGTTTCTTTATTAAATACTTTAGAACTAACAGAATCATTATAATCCTCTATTCTAGGTTTAGTAACATATACATAAGTAACTAATCCATTTTTAGAATCTTTAGGATTAGAAACTTTTACTTCTACCTTGTCACTATAACTTCTCTTTAATTTTTGAATAGCATCTTTAATAGAATTATCTATTTCTCTAGGAGATTTTCCTTCATGTTTAATACCTAATCTTCTATTAGTTTCTTGATTATAAACTCGATTATCATTATGATATTTATTTAAAGAAGTATTTGCTGTATTTCTTAAATAATTACTTAATAAAGAACCTTTATCATTAATAGCAGACTTTAGATTTGACATTCTATCAAATACTTTAGCTACATCAGAATTTAGAGACTTTTTATAAGATTCTGGATAAGTAATATAATCATCATATAATTCAGCAAGATCTTGAAAAAATCTTCCTTTCTTAGCAACTGCTTTAAATATATTATTTTTCTCAGATTCATTAGTTAAAGCATGAAAAGCATATTGAAAATCTTTTACATAACTATCTTGAATAGAACTACCTGTATCTAATCTATTTAAAGAATTTCCTAAAGAAATTAAAGAATCAGAATAGTTATTATTTCTAATATTTAAAATAGCATCTTTTAAGGAACTATTATCTATATTAGGAAATATTTCTTTTAAGTATTTATCTTCTTTAAATTCTTCTGTAACTTCTGAATAATTATTATCAAGAAGTCCCTCTACTTCTTCAATAGAGGGAAATCTATCATAATTATTAGTAAGCTCTTGCCATGTAGCAATTCTTGCTTTAAGTTCTCTTTGTCCTAATTTACTTGATCTGGCTAAAGATATATATTCTGGACTATTAATATTAATACAATGTGCCATATTTTATTATTAATTAAATTGGTGCAATTCCATTACAATTGTCTTTTTGATAATCTTTATTATTATCTATCTTATTTTGTATTTCTTCTTTAGATAAAGAAGAGTTACTAGAAACATCTAATATATTTTTAGATACACTTCCCTTAGAAGGTCTTTTTCTTTTTCTTTCAGGTTGAGGACTAGTTTCTTCATTATCAAATAATGATACTCTACTAACTATTACATCATCATCACTAATAGAATCATCTTCAATAGAATTATAGTCTTCATTAGAAGTATTTTTAGTAGATTCTTTTTTTCTTTCTTCTAATAAGTTATTAATTGCTTTAGCATACATACTATCTTTAGGAAATAAAGTATTAGTAGTAGCATCTCAAACTTGAGATGAAGGCATTAAATAATACATTCTATTAGAAAGAAAACTTCCTCCTGGAAATAATTCTTCTCCTTTGAATTTAATATCCTTTAATTCTTCAGGAGTTTTAGTACTAATATAATTATTAATTTTTACTACATTAGTAATAGCAACATCTTCTACTAATTCTCCTTTAGTATTTAATACTTCTCCCTTATCTGTTATATAATAAGTTCCTGAATTAATTCCTGTTATATTAACAGGTTTTCCTTTAGGAGTATTATCATATGTATTAGTTACTGTAGTTTTACTAGGACTATTATTCTGTTTATTAACAGTAGTATTAGTATTAAATACTTCAGTAAGATTAGTATCTAAAGGATTTACAACAAAATAAGCTCCTCTTACATAATTATTAGATAGATTAGAAGTAAGAATATCTGCTTGAACTAATACATTATTATAGTCAAGAGACTGTCTTACATTTCATTTACCATTAATATAATTTCTATTAACTTGAAAAGGTGCTTTAATATTAGATAAAGCATTTAGTATATTATTAGTAATATCTTCTTCTTTATTAAAGTTATTAATATTTTGATAATCTACTTTACCTTCTAAATTAACTTCTTGAGTTTCTGAATATCCTATATTAACTACTTCTCTTTCTCCTGTATTTTTATCTATTACAAGATTATAATCAGTTCTATTATATTGTGAATCTTTTTTAAAGTCTATTTTAATTCCTGCTTTAGATCCTACATAAAGAATATTTCTTAAATCATGAACAGCATCTGCTACTGTATTTTCATTAGTTGTAAGAGAAGCTTTAGTAATTTTATTTACAGAGTTTCTTAATTCATTAAATAAAGGTATATCTTTAGAATAATCTACTTCATTTAAAGTTTTTACTCTAACTGCTGAAGGTATATAATTTCCTGAAGAAGCTGATTTAGTCAACAAATATAATCTACCAGAATTAGAATAATTAGTATCAGAAGTTATATTAAAAACTCCATAATCTACTGAACTTAGATTAGTAGTTAATTGACCTGTTTCATCTGCTATTCCAAATAGTATTTCAGTATCTTCTCCTCAAGGAGTTTTACCTTCTAAAGATGATAGTAACTTCTCTTGATTAAATTCTAATCTTCCAGGTGTTACATTAACAACAGTTGTTGATATATTTTCATCAATACCTTTACTTTGATTCTCTAATACTTTAGTATGTAAAGATTTATTTAATTTAGAATTAAAAGTACCTACTACCTGATATTTTTTATTATTATTAGTTATAGTACCATCTTCAGAATTAGTTACTAGTAATAAAGGTTTATTATCATTTACCCAAGACTCACTTACACCATTTTCAATAAGATTTTTCCAGTAATCTTCAGATGCATAAAAATAAATTTTATCTCCTCTTTTTAACTTGGAACTATTTATATAATTAAATGCTCCATTTTGTTTTAAGTAATCTACAGCAGGTTTATAAGTAGGATTAGTTTGCTCTTTAATAACTCCCAAATTATTATAAGCATCTATATCTATTTCAAAAGTTCCATTATTTCATACTTTATCTGTGGAGACTATTACTTTATTTTTATCATCTAATTTATCCTTAATATCTTTTGTATTAATATTAGTAAGTTCTTGTTTTGATATATTACCTATAGGTTTATCAAAAGAAGTATTTTCTACAACTTTTTCCTTTTTAGCTTTTTCTTCAGTATTAGCTTTAAAAGGTTTACTAAGACTGTTATATTTTTGATCTTTATTATTAATATTAGAAAGTATTTTAAGTAAATTATTTTTAATATCCTCTCTTTCTTGTTGGGTATAAAGATTATTTCTATTACCTAATTCTGATAAATCATCTTGTGTTATAATAGGATTAGTTAACTCATCATAAGTGTTTGACCTATTTTTTACTACATCATATAATTGATCTACACCATTTGTAATATCTTCTGATAAACTTTTATAAGCAGGATCATTAGTAATTTGTTTTCCTAGATTTTCTACTTTTTTATATTCTGAAACTAAAGGTGAATAATTTTTATTATCAGATAAAGACATTTCATCAATAATCTTATTGACTGAAGTATTATTCTTTTCATTAATTTCTCTTTCAACTAATTGTCTTATATCTCTTATTGAAGGAGCTTGTTTTAATTCATCTATTACAGAACCATTTATTATATTTTCCTGTTCTTGACTAGCTTTTTCCTTTTCAGTTTCTAAATGCTCCTTAAGTAAATAAGGTTGACCTACATACATATTATAGGTATTAGTAAGCTTAGATCTACTATCTTCAATTTTAAGTAAATCTATAATATCTTTCATTATACCTTCCCTTTCTTTGGTTCTTGAAAGAGTATTATAAAGAGATTTAGCTATTTCCTTTTGTTTACCTATAGCTACTTTTTGTTGATTTGTTATGTCTCCTCTTTTATTAGTATTATTAGCTATACTATTTATAGTATTTAAAACTGAACTTAAGTTATTTAATACTGCTTTATTAGAAGACATAACTAAATTCATATAGTCAAAATCTTTAAGGTCCTCCATAGATTTTCCTAATAGAAACTCATTAAATTCTGAAGGAGTAGCTTGATTAATTATTTCTGCTAAGGTAAGATTTTTTTCTGAATTATCCAAAGTTATAGGAAATAATTTAGTATTTATTTCAGGAATATTTAGACTTTCTATCTTTTTAATTAAGCTAGTATGTAAATCTTTATATCTTTTTTCTAAATTATCAATATGAGAAAACAAATAAACCATTTCATTAAAAGAATCTTCATCTTGAAAGTTAGAACCTATAATAGATTTAAGATTATTTACAGTTTCTCTATAAGTGTCTACATTGTCTTTAAGGTCCTGATTAAATTTTAAAGATTCTTTTACAATCTCTTCATCTGTTTTATTACTAAACATATCTTGACCAGTATCTTTATTAACTGCTAATTCTCTTAATTCATCAGCAATTTCAGATATTTTTGTCTTATCTTCAGTAGAAAACTTCTCTATATTACTATCAATATTATCATAAAGATCTTGTATTTTACCTGCCTTATCAAACATAATAATATCTGAAATAAGTTGAGCATGGTCATTATTTAAAAATGAAAATTTATCATCATTATTTAAAGCTTCTTCTTTATTAGATTCAAAAGCATCATGTCTTATTATACCTTGGTAATAGTTAAGAAAATTAGGATCAGAAACTCTTTTATTAAGTGCTATAGTAGCTGCTTGTAATTCTTGATTTTCTTGTTTAGCGTCTCTTATATCCTGCCAAACACCTCCGTCTACTATAGGTCTTTTACCATTTGCATTCTTAGAAAAAGAGAAATTTAATACTCCTGCACCTCCCATTAATACTCCTGCAAATCCTTCTTGATAACTAGCAGGATTTGAATAAGTATCTATTATACCATTTCAAATAGAATTAAGTACTCCTATTTTATTTTGTTCTGCATTAGGATCTAATTTATATCCTAAAAAAGAATTAATTTTAGCTCCTGCATATTTAGAAGATGCTTCTTGAGCAACAGATTGTAACATTTCTTCATTACCTTCTACTAAAGGATTAGATGCAATTTTAAGACCTGTAGCTATTTTATCTTTTAAAGAATTTTTAAATACATATTCAGAACCTTCTTTTACTATTTTTTTACTTCCTTCTAAAGTAGTATTATTAATAGGTTCTCTTAAGGCTCCTTTAATATTATTAAAAAATCCTTTTTGAGTGTCATAACCTCTTGTAAAAGTTTTACCAAATTGCCATAAAGAAGATCCAAATAATATAGGAAAATTAAGAGCAAAATCCATTCCTGCAACTCTAGCAGATCCATCTTTAATAGCCTGTTCTGCCATTGCTTTATTTTTATTAAAAGCTTCAGTAATAACATCTAAGTATTCAGGATTAATACTCTGTAAAGGATCTCCCTCTAAAGGATTTGATTTAAATAAATATTCTGTATTATCTTGAGAAGCTAGATCTAAAATAGTTTTTCTTAATAATTCTTGTTGACCTTGTAAAGAGTTTAAATTCATAAATTGCTCCTGCTCAAACTCTTGAGAAGAATTTATACCCTCTTGTCTAGCTTCACCTGTTACAGCAAATGCAGTTGCTACATTTCTATTAATAGCACTTGCTTGATTTATTGATTTAACAGCATTAGTTAATTGTTTATCTAATCCTATAGTTTCTAAACTTCTTTTTCCTGAAAGAACTTGTTCAAATATTTTATCAGCATTACCTGTTAATTTACCTTCTTTAATAGCAGTATTTATTCCTTTTTTAATGATATTAGAATTTTCAGCTATATTAGATATTTTATTTAATATATTTCCTGAAGCTTTACCAGAAGCTACCATACCTAAAGTAAATCCTGCATTTTCTATAATATTTTCTCCTCAAAAAGTAGAAGTTCCAAAGTTTTTTCACCACTCTCCATTAGCTTGATTAAGAGAATATTGATCAGAATGGTATGTAGGATTAGTAGTTTTTACTCACTTATTTATAGAATTTAACCATAAAGATACTGGATTATTAACAAATTTATTTACACCTTGTTCTACATCAGACAATTTACTATTAGAATCATAAGGACTAAATACCATATTAACAATACCTGCTGCTGTACCTGCATAAGAATCTGCAAAAGTAGTTGTAGCAATTACTCCTGTATTTACTAAGTTATTAGCTAATTGAGAATATCAAGGTTGTCTTTCTGCTCTTATATCTTCTAGAGTTCTATCTGAATAAGCTAACTCTTCCCAATTTACATTTTTATCATATTTACTATTTCCAAAATCTGGATCTACTTTATCTCCTATAAAAGGTGTTTGAAAATTATTTATATTCTTCTGTCCTTGAGTTAAAGCAGGGAATACAGCATTCATTGTTTCTTTTGAAACATTACTTTTAGAAGAATCAGTAAGGGAAGCATCATAATCACTTCCCTCCCTTTTTATTTTATTTATTTCATCATAAACACTTGCCATATATTTTAATATTTAGATATTGGTTGACTTGAAGTTTTAAATAGGTTATCTAAAGATCTTTGTATTCCTTTTTCAATAGATTTTAAATCTATACTATTATTATCTTTGTCTACTATACTATAATTTGGTTCTCCATTTTCAAAGGATCTAACAATTTCAAACTCTTGGTTATTAATATTGACTTTTCTACCTTTAACATAAGGTTTATTTACTTCTTTAAGTAGATTAGAATAAGGAGCTATAATTTTATATTCATTAGAACCTTTTGATAAAGGTATACTTATATTATAAGGATTACCATCATTATCTGTAGTAATAAAATCTGCTGAAGGAGCATTTAAATCTGGATTAAATAAATTTATACCTGAAGGTGTTGTATTAGTATTATTTCTTACAGTTTTAAATAATTTATTTTTATCTTTAAATTTTTCTTTTTTATTATTTTTATCTAGTACAATAGCATCTGTATTATATATATTATTTATATAATTATCAAATAAGTTCTTTTGATAGCCTTGTACAGCAGTATTATTACTTATATAAGGATTATTTATTAAAGTGCTTTTATATTGAATATCTTTTCTAGTTTCTTCCATAAACTGTTCTAAACTAAGATTTGGATCTTCAGAAACTCTTTGATCATATATTCTAGTTAAATCTTTATTTACTTCTTTTATATAATTATCTAGATCAGTTCCAAATAAATTATCAGAAACACTATTAACTATATCTGAAAATAAATTACTATTCCATTTACTTCCTTGAGATAATTTTGATATAGAATCTCTTAATTCATCTTCAGTTATATCTCCCTGTTCAAACTTGTTTAATATATTTTCTTTTTCTGTGTTTTTACCAAGTACACCTAATGAAATTATTTTATCTCTCGCTTTACTTAAATCAGTTTTTTTATTTTCTCTCTTTTTAATTAAATTATCTAATTGTCTTTTTTCTTCTTCTCTATCTACAGGAACTGCTTGCCTAGGATTGTTAGTCCATAATACATCAGGAGAATATTCATTAGCCTGCTCTTTTGCTTGTGCTTTTTGTTGAGCTATTATCCAAGCATTATTATTAACTACTTGAGATTGTTCTTTTCCTATAGTAGCAGATGATGCTAAATTAATATGTCCATTAATTGCATTTAATTGATCTTCATTAGCCCAAGAAGATACTCCAGTAGCATTTATAATATTATTTTTAGCAAGTTCCATTAATTTCTTATGTCCTTCAGTTCCAGGTTTATAACCAAACTTTTTAAAGTATTCCATATATTGAGGAACTTCTTCTGTTCCTACTGTACGTGATAATAAATCTTTTAATCCTGTAGAGTCTGTCACATTACTAAAAGGTGCTAGAAAATCTGAAGCCATTTTAGTTACTAAAGCCCCTGAAATACCATTCTGAGTAAAAGGTTGTAAACCATTATCTAAGTAATCTGATACACTTCTTAAGGAAGGATCTTGTCCAATATAAGTAGGATCTTTTAATTTAGTTTGATTATAATTATTTATATCATTTAATTTCATTTGATACCCTAAATTAATAGGCTGAATATCTTTTTGAAATCTTCCTCTTATATTTAATAAGTCTCTTTTAGAATTAGCATTTAATCCTTTCTCCATTAAAGAATCTCTAGCTTGAGTTAGAGAATTTAAATAATCATTATACTTTTGTTTTAAAGCAGGATTAGGATCATTATCTGCTATAAAAGCAATCTTTTGTAATTCATCATTAATTTGACCATATTCTTCATCTAGCTTATCATGCTTTTCTCTCATTAATTGAGCAGGCATTAATATTTCTTGAGCAGATAAAGGAGTGTATTGTGCAAATGCTGATTTATCATATATTCCTACTTCCATATTATTTTATTTTCTTTTTATAAATTTTAGGTAATATTCCCCCAAAAGCTTTCTTATTAAAATTACCTAAAGAATCATATCCTCCAAATATTTTAGGAGCTATTTTCATTCATCTATTTTCTGTTCCTAATTGACCTAATTGAGTACCTACAGTAGCAATACCTTCTCTAATAGAATTTCTTCTGTTAGCATTAGCTTGAGAATTAAGTAGAGTCTCCTTATTTGCAATTTCAGTATTTAATAGAGTATTTCTTTGATTAGCTAATTGTGCTTGCATATCATTTTGAATATTAAACATATTAGTACCTCTATTAAATTCTTCTACTACATTTCTTCTTTGATTATTTAAATCTTGAACTTTAGTATAAGTATCTCCTAAAGCATTATTTAAGTTATAATCAGAAGCTAAAATACCTGCTGTAGCAGTAGCTCTATTACCTGCTGAATTATTACTTATAGCTCTTCTTGTAGAAGCTCCTTGCTGTTTAATTTTATTTGCAAGATACTCAAAATCCATAGGATTATATTTCATATAATTACCTAATTTTCCTGCACCTACTCTTTCATTTGCTCTATTTAATTGTATCTTTTCAGGCTTACTAAATATATTTGATAAAGTAAGTCCTGCATTAGTAAGTATAGGAGAATACCTAAGCATATCTGAATCTAAATTAAGTCCTGTATTATTATTTACAGAAGGAGTTATAGGAGCAATCTCTGGTAATGTTTCTTGAGCTTTATTTATATTATTATTAATAATAGTAGAAGTAGTAGGAGCATTAACAGTAAAAGGATTACTTTCTATTGGTTTAGGTACAAAAGGAGTATTAGCAACTGAGGGTATTTCTGGAGTCTGTTCTACTTCTTTACTTTTATTAAAAGAAGCTTTCTTAGCAGATACCCAAGGACTTCAATCTGTACCTTGTTTACTTAAATTATATGAATAATCAATTGCTTTAAAAGGATCATCTGCATCCTCATCAGATACATTAGGATGAAATACATTACTTATTTGAAATATTCCTCTATCTGTATTTGTTTTACCAGATTTCATTTTATTTACTTGTCTTTGATTAGTTATAAATTTACCATTTTTATAACCTCCTTCTAAAGATACTATTTCTAAAGCTTTCTCTCATTTATCTCCAAACTTTTGTTTAAGATAATTCATTATATCATCATCAGTATAACTCTTTTTATTATTCATAGAACCTCCTTCAGCATATACATTATTTAATAAACCTCCTTGCTCAAAACTATTATTTGTATTTTTACTTTCTCTTTCCTGTTCTTGAGACATTGCTAACCTTGAAAGATTCATATTAAGTCCTGCTTTACTTATAGGATCTACTTCTCTTTCTAAAGATTCTTTTTGAAGAATTTCAGCAGCCTCTGCATAAGTTTTACCTGCTAATTCTTTAGGTAAATTAACTTCAGAAACAGTATTTGGTACTACTAATCTATTAGAAAATATATAATCATTTCATTTTAATTCTCCTTCTTCAACAAGATTAGGTTCTCCATTCTCTCCTACACCTTGTAATATACCACCATGAGGATTTTCTTCATGTGTACCTCCTGTATTAAAAGAAGTTACTCCATTACTAAATTGACCTCCATAAGCAAATATATTATTACCAAAGGAAGCTAAATGTCTTTCTACAGAATTAGTTATAGGTAAAATACCTCCAAGAGCTGCATAATTAGCTAAATTATTTCAATTAGTTTCAGTAGCTATATTATCTGCTTTATTATTAAAATTATTAATACTTCTTTGATTAGCTTCATCTACTTTTCTATTAGCTTCTCTTAAAGCTTTTTTCTTTTTATTACTTCCAAATATAGAAGATATTCCACCTAAAGCACCTCCTACTATTCCACCTATAGGACCACCTATAGAAGCTCCAGATAAAGCACCTTGAGCAACACCTCCTATAGCTCCTCCAACTACATCAGAGTTTCTAGTACCAAAGTCTTTCTTAGTATAATGTTTCATAGGATTTCAAGCTTCCCAATCATTCATTAATGAATCATTAGTAGAGGCTTGAGTATTGGAGGCTTCTGGTGTAACATTAGGAGTTTCAGGATTTAAATTACTTGAAATAGTTCCTAATAAGTTAGCACCTCCACTTATAGCATTAACTAAACCTCCTGAAAGATATATATTACCTTTTCTTTTCTTTTTTTTATTCATCTTATAAATTATTAAATGATATAATCAATAACTAAATCATGTAAAATATTTTTACTATAATCTTCTTTATTAGAAGATAACTTAAGATACATTCAAGTATTTCTTATTCTATTTAAAGGGTTCTTTTTATCTCTTGGTATAGAAGCTCTTCACACTCTAAATTTTCTTTTTAAAGATAAAGGATTAACAGAAATGTTATCTAAGTTTCCAATACCTTTTTGATATTCATTTCATACCTCTAAAGTATCAAAAGTTTTATTAAGAAGCTTACCTTCAGTATCTCATCTATCAGCTCTAAATTCAAGATTTGTAAAGGTTTTATCATATAAAACATCTTGATTAACAACTATAGTAGTAGAATAAGGTTTAAATTCTCCAAAGAATTCATTATATCTTCCTTCATTCTGTTCCCATAAAGTAAGATTATTATCTATATACTTTATAGCCATAAATTTATCTCCAAAGTTAAACATAAAAGGTGTACTTCCATAATCAAAAAACGATATAAATTGTCTATTCATTTCTGAATAATTTAGAGATTCTTTTTTATTTGTAAAATATACATCTTTATGTCTACTATCATAAGAAGCTACAAAATTATCAAAATTATAAGGATCTCATCCTTCTTTATTAAATATATTAGCATTAGATCAAGAGTGAAATCCTAAACTATCTGATATATTTTCTAAACCTTCTGCTCCATATAAATAAATAGATTTAGATAATTCATCCATAAAATATAATCCTCAAGAAGTATCTATTATAGATCATTTATTTTTAGTACCTAATTTATTAGATATATATCTTTTACCATCTACTTTATAATTATTTGATATTTCAATAGGTACATCAGAAGTAGGAATTTGAACTCTACTATTATATAAAATTTGAGATATTCCTTTTTCTTGAAAACTTATTATATCATTATTAAAGTTTTTAAGTGCTATAACTTCTCCTTTATCTCCATCTAAATCTACAGTAGATGCAATAGTTATATTGGTCCAAGTATCTATGTCTTCTCCAATTGTTTTTTCTTTAGTCCATGTTATACTATTAGGAAAAGAATTTAAAGAAGACTTATCATAATTTAGAGATCTATAATTAAAGAAATTATTAGATTGAGAATATATCATATTCATCAAATTAAAATTAGTAGGAGTTGCTACTAAATTACTTGAATTACCTCTATTTCTATCATATCTACCATCAATATTTATTCTTGTCTCACATAAAAAAGATAATATCTCTACTACTGAATTTTGATCTTCTATAGAAGATGGGTAAGTTTTTAAGCAATCATATCTTTGATTGTAAGTATCTCCTTCTTCTCATATTAAATTAATAGATTCTTTCAAGGTATCATTATCTTCTAAAGATACAGGAATATTACAAGGTATTCATATATTATTTTCAAAAGCTTCTTGATTTTTACCTCCATATCTTTCAGAATCTGGTATTTCTCTATAAAGTTCTCCAAGTCACATAGTACCAAAGTTACCTTTATAACTAGGGTATAACCATTGACCAGTTTCAGGATGTTGACCTAAAGGATTATCATAATCTAACCAATTAAGTTCTGTACTAGTATCTATATTATCTTGATATAAAGATATAGGAGCATTATCTCAAAATAAAGAATTTTCTATTTTATCAGCTCTATTTAAGTTATTAATAGAAGGTAATATTATTTGAGTAGATCCACCATTACTGTAACTATAGTAATTAAAAGAAAATACTGCATGTGGTGTAGAATTATATTTAATTCTTACAGGATCACTTTTATAATTTACATCATTAGAAGTTTGATTCATCATAGTACCTATTTTACCTTCATACATAGTAGTAAATGGTATTTCTTCAGTCTTTCTTTCATCTGTAGTTATAATAGGATAACCTTTATATTTATTTACTTTTTTATTAAATCTACCATCACCATCATTTACATCTTCTGAAGGTATTCTTACTCTACTTAGAGATAGGACTTTATCATAATTTCCATAATAATTAAACTCTGATAAAGAAGATCCTAAAGGTCTTGGAACTTTAGTAGTAATAACTTCATTAGAATTAAATATACTTATAGGAGTTATACCTTGATGATTAGTATCTTTACTGTCAGAAGATCCTGCTTCTCATATATTTTCTAAATCAAAATACTCAGTATAAGCTGAATACTTTAAATTAGACATTTTCTTTTTATCTAATCTTGATGTTACTTTATCTGCATCAACACCATGCTCTACTCCATCATCAGTTAAAGATCTATTTGCTTGTCATGGAAACACATAAAAACCAGTAACTTCTTTATCTGTATAGTCTCCAAATTTAGTAGCATCCCAGTAAAGAGGGGCAGCTATTAATTGTTTAAATCCATTCTCACTATAAGTTCTAGTTCCTATTGGTAATTTATAAAAACCTGGATCTTTAGGATTTAAAGAAGTAGTAGATGTAGTTATATCAATATCTTGAGCAGTTCCTGTTAAGAATATCTTACCTACTATTCTAAATTTTAACTGTGCTGTATCTAAAGAATTTTGAAGAGATTCATTAAATTCTATATCAGGTGAATGAAAAGTAACTAAAGATTGATCTATAAAGTAATTCTCTCCAAACCTTGAAACAAATTCCTTATTAGTAAAAGAATCAGAATCTTTTTTATAATAAGGTGCTTTTAAATATCTATCTGATAATAATTGAATTTCACAGTTTCTATTCATATTATCTGGTATAGGTCTATGATGTCTAAATTCAGGTCAAGCACCATCATATACATTAGCATCATTATTCATAATGTCTTTAGTATTAAGGGTATCTACATTATCACCAACTTCAAAAGGAGGATTAGCTCTAAAGAATCAAGAAGATTGTGAAAAAGGTGCATTATTTTCTCTATCCTTTACATTAAATAAAGTAGGAGAAACAATACCTTGAGCTAAACAATCCCTATCTCCAATACTAGATTGAACCATTACTGTTCTTATTCTTTTATAACCTGCTTTATAAATACCTTCAATAATATTCTTATCCTTTAAAGATATATAAGGTACTGGTAATTGAGCTATTTGATTAGAGGGGCTAGTATAAGGTTTTTCAGTTATTTTTAAATCATTTAATCATATAGGTTCAGATCATTTACCTGTTTTATATTGAGCCTGTATTCCAAGTCTATAAGTTTCTAAATATTTAAAATGTTTTAGATCAGTAGAATTAACTCCCAATCCAATATCATAAGGATAAGTACCTTTAGTAGATTGATCAGTAGTTATATTAATATAATCTTGCCTTCCTCTTGTATAATATTGAAATTGATTTAAATCATAATTATTAAGAAGATCTCTTAACTTTTTACCATTTATATTTATATCTCCTAATACTGGTCTTTTTAAATTTAAATTACCTAAGAAAAGGGTATTATCTTTTTGTGTCATAGTTTTAGGAACAATATCTTCTCCTCCTATATATAGTAATAGAGTATTATCTATAACCTCTCCTTGAGTTCCATTATCAGTATAATATAAAGTTTGCTTACTTAAAGTTTTATCAATAGGTATATCTATTAATCTTCTTGTTGTAACTGTATTATCTAAGCTAGTTCTATGTGTAACATATATTCTAATATAATCAAAATTAGTATCAGGATTTTGTATTGTAATATTAAATTTATTACCTATTTGTTCTTCTGGAGAACCTCCTCTATCATTATATGAAATATAATTTAAAGGTGTAGAATAAAAAATATTACTTTCCTGTCTATATAAATTATAATAACTAAAAGAATATTGTACTACTCCTGAAGTAAAAGCCCCAGAAGATACTAAATCTTTTCTTACTTTAATTGTTTCTTTTAACTTAAGCTCTTGTACAAAATTAAAGGAATCATCATTTCAAGTGCTTATATTAGAATCTGTAGCTGATATATTAATTACTCTAGGTTGATTAACACCATCTAATCAATATACTTTTTGTATATCTTTATTTTCAAAGATAGATAAAGTTTCTATAGGTTTATCTTTTTTAAAGTTAAGATTTCCTTTATAAAGAATTTTAACTATAAGTTCTGTATCTTTTCTTTCTAATCTATAAATATAATCAGCATTTTCATCAGTTGAAAATAATACTAAATATTCATTTAAAATAGAATATCCTATAGGATTACCTAATAAAGAAACTTCTTCTTTATTTTCATTATATATACTAATTTTTTTATTACCCTTTTCATTAACTAAAGAGAAAGAAGTATTATCTTCTCTAGCTAATATTCTCATATTTCTATTATCATAAGAGAATTTAGGATCAAAAGCAGAAAGAGAATTATCTCTTTGCATTGCTTGTATTTTATATAAAGATTGTTTTATTGCCATATTAGTGTCTTCTTATATATTCTTTAGTTCCTGTATTTTGAAATCTTTTACTAAATTCATTACTTCTAGGTACAAGAGATCTTACTACATTGAAAAAACTTTCAGCCTTGGAAAGAGACATCTTTTTAACACTAGATGAATATCTAGCTACTGCCCAGGAATATTCTTGTTTTGTATTTTCATATCTTTTATCTTCTATTTTTCCTTGTTCCCATAAAATAGTATAATATTTATATTTTATATATCATTCTAAAGCCTCTAAAAAAGTTCTATCAGAAGGTATCATAGGATAACCTTCTTCATCAGTAAGTATTGCATTATAAACCATACTTACTTTTCCCTTTTCTATAGAAGTGTATATATAAGATCTATTTATAGAAAAAGTAGGTTCTAAAGTATGTCCTATTCCAGAACAACTATAATGATTATGAAAAGTATCTGTAGCACTTCTAGCAGGCATATTATAACTTAAATTCTTTCTACTATCTGTTAATATAACCTGAATATCCTCTACAAAATCACAGGGTAAATCAGCTCTATAATCTTCTATATTTCCTTCATATAACTTTTCTATAAATATAGAAGGTACTGACATTATTTCCATAAAGTCTATAGTATAATCAACTACACTTTCAAAAGATATACCACTTAAAATATCATTTCTAAGTAATCTATCTAAAATTAATTTAATACTTTCATATTGAGCAGCCATAATATATTTTATTTATAGAAAGGTATACTTTCCTTATTGTTTATTTTATCCTTAATTAATGTCTTTAAAGTTCTATTAATTTTAAATGTATAATAGTCTTTATTTTTAAATTTACAGAATTTATTCTTATATCTAATACTATAGATAGGACCTGGAGGCACTCTAACTAAAGTTTTAGCTACTTTACTTTCATTATCACTCTCTCATAATTCAAGAGTTTTTTTTCAATCTACAGGAGCATTATAGTATACTTTTCCTCCTCTTATAACAGGTTTAACTTCTTTTTTATATACTCTTAAAGATCCTATATCAGCAGGTAAATTAAAATATCCTGTATTTATAAGATCTTCAGTTATTAAAGAATTTACTTCTTTTATAAGTTTTCTAAAATCAGTTTCTTTTAAACTGTATTCTTTGCTAGTAGAGTTAGAATTTTTATAATAGATATAAGCGTCTTTAATACCATAAGAATTAGTTATACTGTGTATTCTTTTTTCTTTTACTTTCTTTATACTATCTTTAAAATTACTCATATTATTTACTTATTGATAAATTAGATAAATCATCACTAGCATTATTAACAGTATCTGTAGGGCTATAAATAGGTTTAAGAAGTTCTTCATACACAAGTTGAACTAAATAAGGAACTAAAGTTTCTTCTAAAGGGTATGTAGAGTCTTCATAATTACAGTTATTATTATCTTGTTGATTACATTCTAATAAAGAAGCTTCTTTAGGATCTTCAAATAAAGCATTTAGTTCTACAGTTTTTAGATATTGAAAGTTACTGTTTGTGGATTTTAAATATAAATATTTATCTGTTCCTAAAGTAAAATATATAATATTTCTTAGTCACTTATTATTTCCTACAGCACTAAATCTTTTATCACTTATAAAAGTTCATTCTAGATTATTAAATAAATCCCCACGAGGATTAATAAATATATTATCATTACTATTTAAATTTAAGGTATCAGGTATTTTATCAATTGATTTAGTTACACTACCTGTTATACAATTAACATTAGTTTCTAAGTTAATACAAATAGTTTGATAATTACTTAAGGGTATTGATTTTTTAGCATCAGTATATTGTCTTTTTAATAATACTGTTCTAAAAGATTTCATTAAAAAAAAGATATGATCTATATTAAATCTTGAATCATCTGAAGATAGACCTAATTTATCATATATCATATATGCTATTTCATTATATGTAGCCATTTTTGGATTAATTTTGCCATTTTATCAAACCTTTTGCA